CGTATGCGTATGGCATGTCGAACTGCTCGAGGTTGATCTTGGCCTGCTCGTCTCCGACAGCGGCCGCGATGCGGTTCACGTGATGCGCGCCGTTGTCATGCTCGACCACGAGCATGGCCATGTGTGTCATCGGGAACGCGTGGCGAGTGATGGCGACCGGCTTGTCCTTGGGCAGCACCCGGAAGCTGTTGTCGTCACGCATTATCATGGTGTCGCCGACATGAACGACGAACGAGACGGTCAGCCCGTGATTGCCGCCATCGAAATCGTGAGGCGTGCCCTGATCGCAGATCGGATGCAGAAAGGCGTGCAGCTCGTCGGTCTTGACGCATGCCGCCGGCTCACCGTCGTCTTCGTGCAGTAGAAAGCTCTTCATGGTAGTCTCCACAGTTTTGAGGTTGATGATGGTCAGAAGTCTTCGCTGATTCGCGGCATGACCGTGCCGTTTGCGACCACGATGTTCATCTTCTCCCAGATGGCCCGGGCCGCAAAGGTCGAGAGCACGATGCCGCGGAAGTTGTCCTTCTGCACCACCATGTCGCCGCACCTATTCGACACGAACGTTGGATCGTGGATAGCGTCGTGCAGCGCCCGCACCGCCATGTCCTTGCGCTCCTGTTCGGTGTAGGGCTGTCGTCCGTCCTCAGTGATAGGAACAGAGATACGTGCCGTCATGCTGGTTCTCCATCTTCCATTGATTGGTGCATGCGATGCGCCGCGATGATGCTCTCGGCAAGAACCAGCTCGGGTGTCTTGCCAAGGTTGCGCGGCACGTTGGTCTGCTTCATGAGCGAGAGTGCGCCCAGCCGCAGGGCCTCCTTCACGATCTGCTCGACGTAGAGCAGCTCACCTGAGTGTACCTGCATGGTGACCTCACTGTTTCGTCAGAGTTGGACCGAGCGCGAACTCCACGGACGCCGCGACGATATCCTCGTCGAACTGCTCGTCGCCCACCTTGTACGCCTTCATGATGTCGGCGCAGCATGGGCACTTCATCTCGGCCTTGACTAGGTTAGCGACTTCAGCGCACTTGAAGTACCTTGCGCCCGTGTCTACGTTCTCGTGGACCAACCTCCACGTCAACGTGTCTAGGTCGAATGCCATGCTACCGACCCTCCATGAAGATCTTGAGCTTGAACTCGAAGCGGTCCACGCCATGCACGCGAATCACGGTGCGCGCCCCCATCTGGTGAACCGAGATACTGCCCCGGGGCACACGCTCGCGAATGAGATCAGCCAGCCGCGCGTCGAGCCACGTTCGCAGCGTGGTCGTGGCCTGATTGAGCATCTCTTTCTTCAGGTCGCGTGCGCTCCACTCGACCCAGTCTGGTACGGGCGGCTGGAAGTTGGCCTTGGGAAGATCTGCGAACGTCTTGAGCGGCGTAACGAGTTCTGACTTACGAGACACTGCGAATCCTCCCGGAGATGTCGAGCTGCTCGGCAATTTCAAGCACCTTGCGCTGAGGCTCCTGTCCGCACTGGTCGAAGGCCGCCCGCCATGCCGTGGCCGTGAGCAGCTCGTCGTGCGTCGGCTGCATGTTCAGCTTGACAGCGGTCATGTCCATGCCGGGCATGGCGATGAGGCGCAGCACCTTCATCACCATGGCGGCCCGCTGTATGAGCTCCGATTCCCTCGACGACATCATACTTCTCCGATGTCAAAGACGTGAAACACGCGCGCACCGCCCATTAGCTGCACCGTTCCGAGGAACCTCGATGCGATGATGGTCGAGGACTCCACGTCCTCTACTTCCCATCCCGTACCGAGAACCATGATATGACGCATGCTTTCCGCGGCCGGGTTGTCCACCAGTGCCCAGACCGTGATGAGATTGTTCTGCATCTGCACGCTGAGCAGCGTGGCACCTTTCGCCATCGGAACGACGTTCGTGCCCGGGTTCAAATGAAACTTGTAAATCGTCTTGCTCATGATGAGCTCCTTTGTGAAAAGAAGGGGACCGGCGCGAACCGGTCCCCTGTGTGATATGATACTGGTAGGCGTGGCTTACTTGATCGAGATGTGTTCGTTGTCGATCAGATACCGCAGCGTGTCGGTGCGGTTGTACGGCGGCTTCTCGTTCGCGTAGAAGTCGGCAACCTTCTTGCCGTGGTACTTGTACACGACCGCGATGCGCTTGCCACGCTCGGTGTCGGCACGTGCCGGATTCTCCTTGGTCAACACCTTGATGACCGCCTTCTCGCCGAACTGGTTCTTCACGACAGGCGTGCGCGCGTTGGCGGTCGCAGCCTTCTTCGCGCCCTTCTTCGCAACGGCCTTCTTCGCCGGTGCCTTCGCGGCCTTCTTCGCAACGGCCTTCTTCGCCGGTGCCTTCACAGCTTTCTCGGTAGCCATAGCAGTCTTCTCCGTTGTGGATGCGCCCTTCTGCGCCGTCTTCTTGACGGGCTTCGTCGGTGCAGTAGTCACGGCCTTCTTCGCGGCCGTCTTCTTGACGGGCTTCGGTGCCTTCGCGGCCTCCGCTGCCTTTCTCGCCGCATCGGCCTTGGCCGCTGCGTGGAACTTGATCAGACCCTCGTGAAGCGCGGGCATGACAGCCCTGAGCTTCGTCGCATCCTCCGTCTCGATCAATTGCTGGTCAGGCACCTTGTAACCGATGTCATGCGCGGTTGCCAGTATCTCGCTGTAGAGCGAGAGCGTGGCATCATTGTCGAGATCGGCAATGCCTGTGATAGCCGCAGACCAGTCCTTGACGTCCTTCATGGGTTAGTTCCTGTTACTTTGCCCCATCCTTGTGGGGACTGCCATTATATACACGGACGGGATGTCCGCGCAATTGTGTATCCCAGCGTGTTCCCCCGGCTACTCGGCAACCGGAGGCGTGAGCGGGGGACTGACGATGTCGGCGATGCTCTGCGACGCGGTGAGTAGTTCCTCGTCACTGGGAGCCGGCAGCCATCGCAGTGTATTCGCGAGCCGTATTCCAAGTTCGTGTCGTGCTTCTACTTGAGTAGCGGTGTCAATCTCCTTGTCGCAGTGATCCCAGAGCGTGCCGATGCCAGACTCGATGCTCGTCATGACGTCGGTGAACGTGGCGTGGCCGCGCTTGGCGTACCACTCGACGGCCTCGGGCCTGCCCATCTCGATGAGTAGACCACCCTGCCCGTCGTTGAACGGCCTGTACGACCGCGTGACCAGCACCGCTGCGCAGCCCGGGTTCCGCATGATAGCCTGTCCAGCCGGAGGAGTGTGCCCTTCCGGCAGGTCGGCGGCGTTGCGCTTCATACGCGGACTGGCGAGAAACGGGCACGCGATAGCGGCGTACACCCCGCACGAATAGTGCGACGGCGGCTCGGCGCTAGTTCTCGTGATAACACACATGGGACCGACGACGAAGGCCTTCTTGCTGCCCATGGGTTTCCCGCAGACCCAGCACAGTTTCTCCCTGATGCACCGAATGGTCGTCTCGGGATGCACCACGCGGAAGTCCCATTCGCCGTCCACCTTGCCAGCGAAGAACGGCACGGGATAGCCCTGCCTCGAGACCGGGCGGTCCAGCATGTTGGCGGGCAGCGGTATCGCGCGGATAGATGCGTTGAGATCAGTGGGTTTCAAACTTGACATCGAGTGCCTCCATTGCGGCGTGAAGTGTCTTGCTGCGTTCGAGCATGGCAGCGAGAGCCAACCGCCATGTAGTGATATCGTTGACGGTGTGCTCACCCTCGATCGTGACGTGAAGGTCGTCATCGGCATTGAGCTCGATGACAACGGCACGTCGATAGCGTGCCATGGCCTTCTCGTTGGCCTCGAGAATACTGTCACTCATTTGGTGCCTTCCTTCCCAGCGCCTTGCGCGCTCTGTTGATAGCTGGTGACATGTGAACGGCGAGCCAGTGTTCTATCGCACTCACCGAGTGATTGCGCCCGCCTTCCAGTTTCTCCCATGCCTCGACGAGGTTGTCGCAGGCAGACCAGACCGGGTGCATGGGGTCGGGGCCACCGCCCATGTCCACCTTGATGGCCTTGAGTGGGTCGCGTTCGCGCTTCTTAGCCATGCACCACGCCCTTTCCGTACTGCCACTCGAAGACGCAGCTGTCGCCACCGTCGGTGATCATGATCTTCTTCGTGAGGCCGGCTCTCGCGGCCACGTTGCTCGACTGCGACTTAGCCGTCTTCACGGCGGTCTCGGCATCAACGAACTTCTGTTCGCACCAATACGTGCCATCCGCAGCCCAGACGTACACGCTGAATTCACCTTTGCTCACCGCAACCTCCTGACGAAGTCGCTGATGTTTAACATCTGTTCGTCGCGCGGGCTGGCCTTGCGTACGAACGGCATGACGTCCGGATAGATCACCATGGCAAAGTCGAACGTCGTGAGGCCATCGCGCCAGCGTCTGCAGATACGGTGGTTCCCGTCGACGAACGTGGTGTGCGAGAAGTCTTGCCGCCACACGATGCAGATGGCCGGTCTCTTGAGATCGGCAGGCTTTAGCCGCGCGATACCCTCCTCTTCAACACCACTCGACTGCATGGTGTAGTCGTGCCACTCCTGCGTCGCCTCAGCGCGATACATGGTGAACGGTATTGCACCACTGCCCAGTCCCTGCTTGATGCCGGTGATGTTGATGTGCACGGTGCCGAGCCGGCTCTCGGTCAGCGTGTAGGTCTCCTCGATTGGCGAGACCGTGATGCCATTGTCCGAAAGCATGACGACGGAGCCCTCGAGAGGATGGTTCGCAAGCTCGAACGCACTGCGATGTTCATCCATCGTGTCGATACGATTGACACGCATCTGTGGTATTGTCATTTCCTTACCTTCTCCTGTGAGTGACACTGTATTCGTGAGTACGAACGGAGAGTGTTGGATCTCCTCTTCCGTTCGGCAGTCTTATCCAGACGCGGCGCGCGTCGCATTGCTTGCACGTGGCGTGACCACCATCGTCGGTGACGCCCCAGATGTGCTCCTCTCGTCGCTTGCAATAGTTGCCGCCGAGCCGCTCGTGTGATATACGCCAGTGAGGGCGCACGATGTGCCAGCCGCGACGGGCCTGCGCTATCAGGCGCTTCGCAAGCTGAGTCGACGACTGCTTCGCCGGCAGTCGTAGTGTCAGGTTCGTGTGGTCGAGATACTTGCGCCGCTGCCCACCGCCGATGAAGTGCTTGGTGCTGCGAATCTCGGTCGATATCTTCGGAATGCTGTTCAGCGTGGCCAAGAATGCAAACAGATACCGAAGCGTGCTACCATACTCCGCGACCGTGAAATGGATCTTGAAGTTGAACGCATCCCCCGGCCTTCCTACTTCATGCACCTGATTTGGTGGGAAGTCTGTCAGCGGCCTCGAATAGCGCACGGCAACACATGGATCGCGAAAGCCGTGAATGCCGTGTGCGAACATACCGCCGTCGACACTGGTGAGTTCATCCTCCTTCCAGCCAACATCGTTGGTTCGATACCACCACGAGAACGGGGGACACATGAGAGCACCCTCGTCGGAGTAGAAGAACTCTGTCATCATGACCTCGGGCTGGCCCTCCTTTGTCTGAATGAGCCAGCCCACCTCGCTGATTAGTTCCTGGTGATCCTCGTGAATGAGTTCCTGCTGCCACGAGTCGATGACACTCGGCGACTTGCGCAGCCCTCGCCGAAACGCGCGGTTGTTCACCTGTATGAACATATTCTCAAACGGTGGAACCGCAGAGTGCCGGAGAGATTCGAGAACGTCTGGAAATCTCTCCTGCGCCACGGTGAACGGCACGCGCGAGAGTTCGGCGAGGAACTCACTCATGCTGTCGTCGAGCGTGAATCGCTTTGCGTTGACCACCGCACTGCGAATCGAGGTCAGTGACCTGTTCAATAGCTGCGAGACGTACGACTTGCTTGGACTGCGGTACGTCTCGCGAAGCAGATCGTTTGCAATGTTCACGTCTGCGTAGTTCATGCGTCCTCCTTCTTGCGTTGTGGCACCTTGCGCCGTTTCTCTTCCTCGCCGTCATTGCCCATGTAGAGCGTGACTTGCTTGGCAACCTTGGTGAGGTCACCGATGTTCGTGGCGGGCACGAACCGAACCTCGTGGAACCCGGCCTCTGCAACGCGGCCGGACATCCACATGATACGCGGGTTGGTCAGCTCCCGCACAAGAACGAACGTCAAGGGCACCCATCCACCCTTCGTGCGCGTGAGAATTCTCATGTTGCGCCGAATGGTGTACGTGTGACCCTTGACAGGCCAGTTCTTCACCTGTGGAAACAGACGTGCCACCACAGGCTTGATTTCGTCGTCGATACAGATGACCGGCTGACCGACGTAGAACATGGACATGCTTATGCCACGAGACGCAGATTTGGCCTGCCCTTCTTGGCCGCGCGCTTCTTGCGCTTGCGCGGTTGCTTATTGTTGAGCTTGGCAACGCGCGCGTCCTCCTTCTTGTTCCAAGCCCGGGCCTCGGCGAGTTCGGCGTCGAGATCCTTGATAGTGCGCACCTTCCTGATGATACGCTCGTAGCCGATGGCAGTGAGCAGCCCATCGACCGTCGCATTCTGCGGCCGCCGCGTATCACCATAGAACAGGTTGTCCAGCGTGGCGTACGACAGGTTCGCCAACACGGCGGCCTGTCGCAGCCCCTTCTTCGAGAACAAGCCCGCGTCTTGAAGCGCGGTCTGCAGCTTGTCTTTGACCGGATCCTTGTCCATGAACCGATACGTGCGCAGTGTTCGCTTGATGACAGTCAATTTCAATCCTCCACAGGACATGAGGTATCGTAGTGCTTACGACCCATCGGGGTTATAGAATACATCGCCGACTTCACGGTGATGTGCTTGGCCTTCTTCATCTTGGAGAGTGCGTCAGGCAGAGACGTTGCCGCCCTGCCATGGTCCGCGAGCACGTTGCGCAGCGCATCACGGTTGACCGGCTTGCCAGCCTCGATCAGCGCCTTGAGCACGAGACAGTAGACTGTCCCGCCCTTGCCCTTCTTGCCCGCCTTACCCTTGGCGGCCTTGGGTCCATCGCCGATAGGCATGAGCGACACGACCCCGGGCATTCCATCGAGAGTTCGGAACACGCGCCCGAAGGCGGCCTCCTCAATCTCGAGCATCATCTTCAATGGCTTGACCACTGTATTCCCTTCCACAGTTTGATGTTGAGCAGTTCGCCGCACTTATGCGGCGTGCATTGCCTTGACCATATCAACCAGCCGCTTCTGCATGACTGGCCTGAGCTCCATGGCGGCGGCGATGAGATCGACGCCAACGCGCGACGCCGCAAATTCTGCGGCCTCCTCGCCCTTGGTGTTCTTCTTGTACTTCGGCTCGTCGACGAAGTACGATATGGGCCGCTGAAGCGCGGTCGCGATCGTGACCAGTGTCGAGGTCGCGATGCGGTTCATACCCTTCTCGTACTTCTGCACCTGTTGGAACGACAGGCCGAGTGCGTCGCCAAGCTTCTGCTGCGACATGTCGATATCGAGCCGCGCCTGTCGAACCCGCAGGCCGATGACGCGATCGATTTCTTCCGGTGACCTAGGCATCTTGGTACTCCTCTAGTGGACGTTCGCTTGGATCATAGCCCGCGAAGCGAACAAGACGCGGCTTATCGACGGCAGGTTGTGCCGCCAATTTCTTTTTCACGTTTTCGTGTGCACGCTTGCGACGTGCCGACTCACGCACGACCTTGCACTCCGGGCAATACTGATGCCGTCGCGTGGTCATGACGTAACTGAATTCCTTGCCGCACCCGGGCGTAGCACACGTATCAGTGCGCTCGTGCCGAATGAAGATATTGCGGTTGCCGATGATAACGACATTGGGGTCCTTGCGTGCAGCCGCTATCCTCTCGCGAATGCGCTTGGCCCGTGCTAGTCCACGCGGCACGCCTATCCCCCGCCTGTCGGTTCGGCGACGAGCATCCCGGTGTAGCTCTCGCGTGACAACGTGCCGTCGGTGAGCACGCGATGCCACGTGAACGTGCGAATGGCGGGATTGGCCGTGACATAGATCAACCGGTCTTGCTCGTCGAAACAGCACGAGCCGATAGCCGGGGGACCGCGCCGCTTGATGAGAGGTCGCACCGCGATCGTGACTGTGACGGGCAGGGTGCGCTGTCCAGTCACCATGCGTCGCGTGTAGTATGCCGGCTTCGCCTTGCGCTTGCGCGTCATAGGCATGAACGGTGTTTCGTTTGGTGGATGCCTCACGGTGCCTCTCCTCCCATGCTGTTCATCTGGTGATGTTTCTCGCACAACTCTTTGCACTTGTCGAGCGACCCCATGAACATGGGCTGCTGAGTGGTGCCTAGTGTGGTGCCGTTGAGGCGCGCGAAGTGACGCGTACCCTTATAGTGATTGCTCACGCGAGTGCACGTGTAGACCTTGCCCGGGGCCGGCTCCCACTGAAACTTCCCGGGCTGCATTTCCAACCAGTTCATGGCTTCTTCACCTCGAGATAGCGCAGACACCACTCCGGATGGAACGGCATGGTGTGCTTGACGCCGTCGAGCTGGATGTTCAGGTGCCCGCCGCTGGCGCTGCGTATCGTGCCGAGCTGCGGTTTCTCCTCACCCGTGTACTCAACGCGCCCGCCGCGCTTGGCAGGCACGCGATACCGATCCCTGACCCACTGCATGCTCATGTGTCACGCCTCAACCAGCGTAACCCAGCCCGCCTCGAGCGCGCCCTCGATGCCGTACTTGTCACCGCCCTTGGCGAAGAACTCGCGAACGGTCTTGCCGTCCATGGCGAACACCACTTCCCAGCGCGCGTGTTGAACAGACCCAGCCTTCTTGGGATTGGGCTCCTTCTTGACACGCTTGATCGTGGCGTCCATGTTGAACTTGCCCGACTTCGCGGCGGCCTTCTCGCGACCACCCTGTAGATCGGTGCGTTTCGTGGGCACGTGCTTCACACCCTTGGCCTCCATGGCCCTGCTCGTCGGCATGGCCCATGGGAAAACGTCCGCGACAGTACGCTGGTTGACCTCGCTGAGCGCCTTGAACAGCTCGGCGTCGCGGGTCTTACCGTCGACGTACTCGGTGAGCTTCTTGTAGTCGGCCGCTATCTTGGGATCGGGCTTGCCGTGCTTGGCCTTGGCCTTGGCCAGCTCGAGGCCCTTCTCGGTGCTCTTGTCGATGATAGCACCAATGCACTTCTGATTGCGATACACGTAGAACGACCATGTACCGTTCGAGTTCTTCGACATTCGCTTGATGTATGGCGCATGAAGGTCGCCGTCTGGAATGCGAGTCGTGGACCACCGGTCCTTGTCGTTCATGTTCTGCATCCACAGCCATTCGTTGTTGACATCCACAGTCTTCTTGAGCGTAGCCTTTGCCATTGTCGGCACTCCAGTCAATTGTTGATTGCGCGTGGTGCACGTGCAGCACCCATGATAACACAACCGCCGCACCAGAAAAAGTCGGGCGCGGCGGGCACCCTGCTCCCTAGAAATAACCGGCCTTGACCTCGTCGGCCTCCTCGCGCTTCATCTGCTCATCAGTGCACTGCGACAGTGACTGCACACGGTAGAACACGTCAGCCTCGACGCCCCACGCCATGTGTCCGCCGTGTGCAATGCGGCGGCCCCTGCCCCTGTCGAAGCCGAGCACGTCAGAATTGTTGCGCGCGAGCTGCGTCAGGTTCATGTACGTCATCGATCGCCAGCCGTCGCTGCGCAGATTCTGCGTGAGATACGTGATGGCCTGCCCGCGCACGAGCGAGGTTGGCCCGAGACGCTTGATGCGATACAGACCGTTGCAATACTTGAGAACGGCCTCGATGAGCGTGAGGCCGCTTGGCTTGGCTAGTGTTCTCATCTAGATACCCTCCACTTTCAACCACCTGCCATCAGGCTGTTTCTTGTACTTCTGCCCATAACCAAGGCCAAGACCACGACCATGACGAGCATGTGACGCGGGCGTCATGAGTGCCCATGGCCCGTGCACCGTGACACCGTCGATTATGGTGTCTGTGATAGGATCGTTGAAGTCGTCGTCCTTACCGACGTCACCATGCCAGTAGACGGCCTTGCTCACAGCGTTCTTTCGCTTGTTCATGGCAGTATTCTTCCCTCGATTGCGTCATAGGTCACTTCGCGGCGGCCCGTATCGCCTGTCTCGACTGGAGTGACGAACACCACTATCACGCCGTTCTTCTCGCCGTACAGCACCAAGGCGGGCTGTCGCGGCTTCTTGAGCCAGACAAAGTGCGATGGTTCGTACACCACGCGCTTCGGCGCCACGCGTTTCGGTGCAGCGGGCGCGGGCTTGGCGGGCTTTTTCTTCTTTGAGCTGAGGACTGCCATGTTAATCGCACCCTCGTTCTGCCCTGTCCGCGCACCGGTCGCACTGGTATCCACGCGCCTGATCGGCAGGTGTCAACCTGTTAGCTGCCCCGCAATTTGGACAGGGCAGGTTGCGCGGGTTACGGGCACTCGCGGCACGCAGAGCGCTGTTACCGCCCGGGTCCGCAAAGTCGATGCGATCGTCGTCGTCGTCATAGTCGTCGTGATAACCCATGTTCTACCCTCCTATCACCAGTTCAAAGGCTGCGATGCGTCGAATGGCAGAGTTGGGACCCTGCCCCTGTTTCTGCGCGTGCACCTTGCCCGGCTCAGGTGCGAACTGAGCCGGCCACTCGCACACGACGAAGCGCTGAACGTTGCCGGTGCGCACTCGAACACGAATGACGTCACCGACTCGGCACTTGCGCCAAGCCTCGACCTGCTCCGGCGTTGCGGTGCGGTCGTGCTTGGCGCGCGGCTTCGGCTTAGATATTGCAACCATCAATTTCCTCCAATCTGCTTGTTAGGTGTGACCTTGCCACCGACCTGCGTGTCGAGGCCGACATTCTCGCCCGCCGCGCGGCCCGCCCGTGCACTAGGCGAGTTGTGACGTGCGTACTGCTTTTCCTGTTGACGCTGCCAGCGAGCCTGCCACGCCGCGTCCTCTTTCTCGCGACGAGCCCGGGTCTTTTCGTCTTCAGGCTTGGTTGGCGCGGGTTCTTCCGCGTTGAGTTGGATGGCGCGCTCCCTCGAGATGCCGCTCATCATGAGATCAACGATCTCGACGGCGAGACCCTCGTTGAGTAGCGCCTGACGCCTGTTCTCGCGCTCCACCATGGCAGCGGCGCGTTCATCGTCTGCCTTCTGACGCTTGGCGAGCGTAGTACCGGGCGGCCATTCGTTTCGCAGGTCGTTGTTGAGATCACGCTCCTTCTGAGCGTAGTCCTCGAGAACGACAACGAGCGCGTTACCCGTGTTCGACGGGTGCGCGGCGGCGGCCTGCCGTTCACGAGCCTCGCGAGCCTGTTCATGCATCGCGCTGGCGTGGCGTTCTTCCACGCGTTCTGCGATACGCGTGCCCATAGCCTCCTTGAACACCTCGTCGGTCGTTGTGCCGCGCTCTCTGGCAACGCGGTCCACCGTGCGCACAAGGTATTCGTGCATGAGCTTGACGGTCACGACTGAACTCTCGCGCCCCCAGAGTTCCCACGTGCCGGGAACGCGCTTGCGCCCGCCACTCTCGTAGTCATAGCCCGCGCTGCCGTGACTGTACTCCACGACCACGAACGCCTGCTCGGCCAGTGCGCGCATGATAGCGCGCATCCATGCCTTACCAGTGTGCCCTGAACGCGAGTCCTTGGTGCGCACCTCACCGTCGCCACCGCTGGCCTCGATAGTGGCATTGCTGATGCCGTTCTCGGCCATGAGCCTGCGCATAAACTCGGCGGCCTGCGCAGCCTCATGCTCGGTTGCACCACCGTCCTTCGACAACGCCATGAGCTTGCGAATGCGCGACAGTACCTTTGGGTCTACCTTCTGATTGGTGTTCATGACGACTTCCTCTTCGCGGACTTGGTCATGCCCTTCTTGATGACACGAATGATAGTGTTGACATACCGCAATTCTTCGCGGGCCTCGCGAATGTCCTTGGCGTGCGGCTTGTGCTTGATACCTTCGCGTAGCATGAAGGCACGACCCTCGAGCCAGACGATGTGACGCTTGACGAACTGGTCAGTGTTCATCTCACACCTCCGTGATGTCGAAGTACACGCGATTGTCGTTGCCGTACACCACGCAGAAACCAGTCTTGGTCTCGACGATGGCGTGCAGCGCGCCGAACATGGCGCAGCCCCGCGTAGAATTGAGGAACAGGCCAATGCCGCCGCGCGCCGCACTGATGAGTTCTGTGCGGCGGTCGTAGTCGTCGGGCTTCAAGGGCAGATCACTTTCACTGCCCGCGATGATCTTCGCCGCAGTGATGCGCTCTTCGATGATTCGCTTGACCATCTCAACGTCCTTGCTGCCATCAACGCTCTCGATGTGAACGTTGTTCAGGTAGGCGCGAAACGGGCCGGTGCCGTGTCGCTTCACCGAGTAGCGACCGATGCCCTCGATATCCACATACCACGTTTTCCGCACCTTTCTCCACTGAAGCAGATAAACGACAGCCATGTTATTTTCTCCTCACTTGGTCTTCGATGAAATCAACTTCAACCCTCATGCGTTCTGCGACGCCCGGGTGGTCATAGTCCAGAACCCATCCCCCGCTTGACGTTCGCTTGTGCGGGAGCGGCCCGATCAGAAGACCGGGGGGATTGTAGCGAGGCCATTGCCATGGATCGCTCTGGTCGTAGTGCGCGGCGATTGCTTTGGTATCGAGACGCGCCCACTCGAGGCCCTCGGTCTTGCTGTACTCGAACGGTGATCTAGTGGTCATCAGACTGCCTCCCGGGCTTGGATGGGATGATCTTGCGCTGGCACTCCGACCGGGTGCGCAGGAAGTTCATGTAGTCGTCGTGCTTACTGCGCTGCTCGCGCTCGCCGCCGTGCAGCTTGTTGATGGACGCGATGATCGTGTCGATGATAGTGTCAATCATGTTACTTGACTCCTCGCGCGATTGCGTCAGCGAGCATCTTCTCGGCTTTCTTCGTCGGCAGACCTGCACTTTTCATAAGTGCAATGGCCTTGCGGGCCGCTTCGACGGGGCTGTCTTTGTCTGACACGCCAACGAGACGACTGATGACGGCATTGGTGCGGGTGGAATTTTTCCGTGACATGGTGCCCTCCTCAGGCTTGTGCTGCGATGATATCGGTTTCCTTGATCCACTTGCTACCGCCGAACTTGAACACGGCGATACGGGCATGCTCGAACTTGAACTGCCCGGTGCTGACAACGCGGTAGAACGCGATCTGAACGCCAGCGTATTCACGCACCTGATCGATGTGAATGGCGCACGACGGGTGCGACTGCTGACACAGACGCGTGAACTCGACGCGCTTTTCTTGTTCGGCGCGTAGACGGTTGAAGCCTGCGCCGTCGCTCTGCTTGTGGTGCGGATTCTCTTGACGGTTTGACATTGCCTGTACTCCTCTTCGAGGCTGATGCATGAGTGCATCCTTGTGCGGCCCGCAGGCCGCACCGTGGATAAACTCAACTACCTCCTCAGTTGATGATGCAGACGTTGACTTCACCGATGAAGTTGCCCGGGCCGCCGGGCACGTTGTTATTGCAGATGACGCATGGTGTGAACCTACCATTGGGCAGCGCGATGACGACCCAGCGATAGCTGATGTCCTTGCGCGCGTCGGCGACAGCCTGTCCGCGCTTCATTGCGTTTTCGTAGGTGGCGTAACCCTTGACATTCTCGAACTTGGCGTGTTGCGATGCAGACATTGCGTGTACTCCTCTTCGACGCGGTTGATATTAGGCAGTTGCCCCGAACATGCACTCGAGGGCGATGTGCACCATTTCAGCTTCATCGGGAAACTTGACCATGATGACGGGCCAGTCTTCTTGATCGCCGATGGCGAGGGTCTCGAGTTCTTCGTTCGACAGCGTGGCCAGCGCGGCCTCGACACGGTCGAGCTGCACGAAATCGTTGCTAGGTGCACGCTCATCGGTCCAATCGATACTGTCGAATGTGACAGACGATGTATCCATGCCCTGATCATTGAGCATCATCTCGAGAACGCGTTGTAGTGTGGGATAGCTGGTAGACATTGCGTGTACTCCTCTTCGACGCGGTTGAAAGATCGCGGGCGGCCCATTCGCGGGCCGCCCAAGTTGATAGAGACGCTTGGTGATCAGGCGGCCTTGGCCACGCTGATGATCTTGCGGTTGACGAGCTCGCGAACCGTCCACGAATCGGCACCCTTCTTCTTGGCTTCGGCAACCGTCTTTGACGCCAGCACAGCGGCGGCATGTTTCTTCTGCACTTCGCCGGTGAAGGGGTTCACCTTGCTGAGCACCTTGATCGCGAAGTCATCGGTGATCAGGCGACGAGCATTGGTCGCGGCGGCCTTCTTCGCTGCGGCCTTCTTGGCAACCTTCGCAACCTTCTTCGAGGTGCGGGCGGCGGACTTGGCAACGGTTTTCTTAGCAGACATGGTACTCTCCATTACACGAACGGCGTGATTGCCGTCGGATGCCTCTGTGAGTGCATCGTGCTGCGCAGCGAACTGCGCAGTGTCGATGAACTACGAAAAGTCGCTGCCGTAGTCGCCGAGCCGCATGCCGAGATCGACGATCTTGTGAACGCGGCGTTCGTAAAGCCAAATTTCGTGTTCAAGCACCGCTACATCGCCGAGATCGTTGTCATAGCGTCGATACAGCGTGTCAAGCTTGCGGCGTATGACCGTCACCGACTTGCTGAGGTCGGCGATTTGCTTGTCGATTTGCTTGAAGCTCATTGCGGTGTTCTTCATAGATTGGTGATGTTCATCTCGAATTAGCATTTTTCGTTTGCGTTTAGCCTTGGCCATTGCGTGTACTCCTCTTCGACGCGGTGCGATAGTGCACCATCAAGCGGCCCGGTGTATGACCGGGCCGCTCCGTGGTGAACTTGCAATATGCCAGCGCGGTATATGACGGCGCTGCCTTGATGTTGTGATGCCTTCGGCAAGCCACTGTCCTACAGGATGCGGCTTGCTACTAACGACCCGGGAAACCAGCGCGGCCCCTTGCATGCGCCGTGGCCCTTGCTAGGGGCCAACGTTATGCTTGCGCAATAAACTGTTGGGGAGCCGTTCTACCCGCCGCGCCACCGTTTTGCCTTGCCACATGCGCGGAGCCGCGTCTGAGTGGAGCCCGCTAGGGGCCACAAGGCTAGCGGCTGGCGTTGCCGTTAGGGCCATGCCCAAAACTAGGGGGCTGCAAACCAAGGCCGGTGGAGTAACCTATGGACACTATATACGCGCACGCGCGCTTGTGCAGCCTACAACCAAATATGGTTAACAAATAGTAAACAGTCCATGGAGCCCTCCAGAGGGCCGTAGGGCCGGTCCGTGGACTGGAGGCTGTAGGGTACTAGGCTGGAGGCTGGACGCATGGCTGGCCAAATATGGGCCGCCGGAGGGTCGTCGCACTGGTATCAAGGGGTGCCGGGGCAGCTGGGAGCGGCCCCCGGGCGGCCCCGGGCGGCCCCGGGCGGCCCCGGGCGGCCCCGGGCAGGTGCTAGGCCGCCAGCGCGGGCGCGGCACCCTTGCCCGCCCTGCGCGCGTCTGCGAACGCGTATTTTGCCGTTCCCCAAGTCTCGCCATATTCTTCGTCGACGCGCATCGGCACACTGATCTTGATAGCGTTGCGCATTATTTCACCGATGATCTTTCCGTCTTTCTCTTTCATCAGAGAGAATGCGAGTTCATCGTGCATTTGCAGCATCGCGAGATATCCCGCGCGCCAACACGACAGCATCGCGCGCTTCGTCTGTCTCGCTGCACTGCCCTGAATGAGACGATTCATCGCCTTGCGTGTATCTGCGCGGCGCAGTGCCTTCTTGAACCACGGGTGATTCTTCGTTTCGCAGCGTTCGAGCGCTTCTTCGTGGCGACACGGGTTCATCGCGAAGTACTCGGCGTACCCACGCTGACGCTCGGAGCGGTCCAACCAACGCGGCTCCCATTCGTCGAAGTGCGAACGCGCCTTGTCGATCATGCGTATGTAACCACGCTCGGCCGCGCTGCGATCGCAAATATCGTTGAGCTCCTTGACGAACGGCATTTCCCTATCGTACTGCCCCATCACCTTCTCGGCTTCTTCTAGTGACATTCCTGTCATCAACGCAAACTTCTTAATGCCGGCTCCATACGCCTTGGCGAAGTTCACGTCCTTTGCCCTGCGCCGCGTTAGGCCAGTGAGAGCGACCACCAGATTGTGGAAGTCGGTGTTCGGGTCCTCGAGATACATTCGCACGGCGTCGTCGGCCTTGGCACATTCCATGAGATATGCGTAGTGAACGATGAGCCTGTATTCCTGCTGCGAATAATCGGGGGCGAACCATAGCTCCCCCGGCTCGGGCTCGAATGCGGTGCGGATTGCCGCCGCGATGAATTCAGTGATGAACCAGCCCTCGACAGGGTCTGGCCGGCTCGGCATCTGCTGCAATGGTGGATCGGAATAGGAGAAACGGTGCGTCTTGGTGCCGCCGTCTTCCGTCTTGAACTGGTTGATGTTCGCGTGGATGCGCCCGTCCACGATAGAGTCGATGAGGTAGGTCTTCACGAACTTCGTGGCGGCCTCGTGACACTGCTTTGCCTCTGCGATTGCCCGGGGCAGCGGATGCTGCGACGCGCGCATCCAGTTCTTGGTGAACTCGGTCTCGTTCTCACCGAGCGCGTTTTCTCCAGTGATATACTCGGTGATGCCGTGCATATCACAGACCCTGATGAGCCAGTCTTTCTGCCTGATTTCATCAATGGATACACGCATCTTCGTGATGTCGTATATCTTGTCGCACGCTTTCTGGTGCTGATCCATGAGGTTATCGTGAAGCTGCCAGAGCCGGTCTTCGTTGACACGTATGCCACGCTTCCGCATGGCGTGTACTACTGGCACGAGCCCCATCTCGAGGTCGTATGCGTCGTTGAGTTCCTGTTCATCGATGATTGGCACCATTACTTCGTGCGCGAGCAGCGTGGAGCGGGCGTCCTGTTCCGCGTATGGACCAACGTAGCGCGCGGGCAGCTTCGCGATGAACCTCTTGACATCCTTTCCCTTGTATCCATACGCGGCGGCGGCCTCGCGAAGCGCCACTTCGTCCTTCATCTCGACGCCGCACCATTCAGCGATCGCGTCGAGGGAATAGGCCGATGTCTGCCCCTTCTTGGCCCTGCGATTCTCGTCGATGAGCATGGCCTGCGCACCGACATCGTCGATGAATTCGCCGTCGGGAAGTGCGATGCCAAGGCCGCTGATTGAATTCTCGATCCAGCCAAGATCAAAGTCGGCATTGCAGAAGATAGCTCGCTGTCCCTTCTTGCGGTTCAGTAGATGCGCGACCCACTTCTTCGCCCGTGATAGATCGATGCAGTTGGTATCAGGGTGGTTGATGGGAACATAGATGCTGCGCACCTCGCCATCCTGCCACCACGCCGCGCTCACGCCTGCCAAGTAGCCCCCGGAAGACTTGGACTTGAATGCCCAGCCCGGGCCGCGCCCATCGAGCAGCCCTTGATCGTAGTCCTCAGTGTCAATGGCGATGGCGTCGATGCGACTGAGATCCGGGAGCTCCGTCGGCACCGTCCACGCGCTGTCTGGTGTGATGAGTGGTATCTGATCCGGGTTCATCACCTGTCGCCGCGGTTTTACAGACTTGACCATATCAACTTTCTCAGTGCTTGATAGTATTGCAGCGATATCAGAAGAACAACAAAGAACGAGAGCAAGGCCGCTGTCTGGCTCCCGTTCTTTTCATAGACGAAGTACGGCACGACGAGCAGGAAAAAGACCGCCGTGCCGTAGTAGAGCCATGCGAATATGACCTGTGTCACGCCTCGACACCCCATTCTTCGCGGTACTCGTCGCGTACGACCCACTTGTCACCGACGCGCCGATACATGAACTTGAAATCGGATGGCGACAGATCATACTCCTTGTCATTCATCTCGACCTGTATGCGTGGGAACTCATCACGCAAGCCGGGCGGTAGAAGGCTGAGACGTAGAACCCAAGTGCTGCTGATTCCAGGCGCAAGTTCGAAGATGTCCCGTAGTTCCCGCGGTATGCTTCGCGTCAGAACAACTGGATACAGACGCCACATGCCGGGTGTCATCTGCCTCCACCACAGATCGATCTCGTCGCCGATGCGAGCCTTGATCGTCTCGTGATAAGACCCCGGGATCTCCCACGGTATCATCGACGAGTGCTGACTACCACCGTCAGCGAAGAACCTTCGACGCTTGTTCTCTACCGCATAGCGTAGCTGCGACCAGCTCGACAGCCTGCGCCCCTCTGCTGGCACCGCTGGCTCACCCTTCACCACGGGCAGGCCCCCTTCCACAGCGTGAAGCTCGACGACGAACGTGGCACCATCCTCAGGCCGCATCCACGTGCACAAGTCACCAATTTGTAGCCGTCCGCCAATCTTATCGAGCCACGGCGGTCCCTCCTTGTGACGCGCGGCCTGTTCCACTGCGTATCCCCCGCCTAACGATCGCTGCGGTGTGATCGAGACACGAAGCTTGCCCGGTTCACTGTCCAGACTCACACTCGTACATTTCTGAAACACGTACTCGTGAGCAGGCTCACCGTCATTACCCACCGCAACGCAAATTGTGACGTCGATTGGAGTGGTAAGAGGAGGCGGGGGAGCCGGCGGTGTATTGTAGAACAGCTCGTGGATGAGTCGCTTGACCTCCTCGCGCGGTATGCTCTTCTCGTCCGCGATGAGTTGGTAGATGTCCGTCTCCGGTGTGACGTAGACATTGGCCTCTTGCTCGTACGTCTTGGACTCGGGCTCTACGACGCCCTCGGCGATCATCTCAGCCTCGACGAGCATGAAGTAGCGCCGCGCGTCTCGGACAATGGCGAGCACGGTGCCATCTTCGCCGCCCGGGTTCGCTCTGATCTTGGCGAAGATGTCATTGGCAGTGAAGCGATCACCGAGCATCGCGAGGATCTGACGCGTGGCCTCGATGCTACCGGGCAGGCCGCGCACGTTACCAGCGTAGTGAACGATGTTGTCCACGGCACTCAGCGTATCCATGACGTTCTGCTGCGTCGTGATATGATCCGGAAACTGTTTCGGCGCCATCATCGTTATCAACCGATCGAGATTGCGCCGTGCCATGAACCACGCGCTGACGCCACCCGCTCGCTTCCACGACCCTTGATAGGTCGCCTCCTTCGATTGCAGCACTGCACAGTCTGAGAGCGCCACGCTCTCGAGATGTTCCATGTGGTTCATGTCGTCACTTGCCATCGATAGTCTCCATTTTCAAACGGGTTTGCATGTACTTGTGGATGTTCGCGTTGACGTCAGGATTCTGGAGGGCCTGACGATTGTTAGAGTTGAACATGCCGCTGATCGACGACACGTTCTCGGCAACCGCCGCCGCCATTCGCTCGACGATGATACCGGCGTACAGGTTGCCCATGTTCATTTCGCGCAGGCCATATTCCCACATGTCGAGGTTATCACAGCACTTGAACACCGCTTTCTCGAAGACTGACAGCGGGTGTGGTTCTGGTGGTGCGCCGATGCCCTTTCTCTGCATGTCGCGGACGTGATTCTCGGCCTTGTCGGCGCCGGCTCGCAGTTCAGGAAACAGGATCTTGAATGGATACTGAATGTCACCACTCATCTCACCGGCGTCGTGAATGATGCCGTACACTATCACGTTGCGAGGGCAGTTCGGCCACACCGTCAGCAGAATGCGCAGTATCTGCCACGTGTGCAGCCCGACAGTCTGGTCGGAGTGCACGGCCCATGTGTGATAGCGACGGATCTCGCCCGCCGCGCGTGGGTCTTCCGCGAGATTCATCGGCTCCTCGCATTCGTACGAGTCTCGAACCACATGAGCGCCGCGAAGCGCCAGTCTTCGGACTCGATGAGCTGCGCCATTGTCTTCGCCTCCTTGTGCATGGCGCTCTTCCACTTGTAGTGAGCAATGAACAGCGGCTCAGCTGTGAACTTGAACCACTTGTTGATATATGTGCCAGCCTCGGTGACGCCGGTCTCGGTCATGGTCTTGTGCCACGACATGAAATACATGAGATCAGCGTCCCACGCTTCCCAGGCGTTCCCGATCGGGAGCGCCTTCAGCTTATGCCCGGTGTAGGTCTCGAGATACGCGGGGCACCCCACGCGCGCGAGAACGTCGTGATAGGCATGGTAGTTGAACGAGACCTGTTCCATGTTCCCGACGCGCACGCCGATGCGACCTGCCATGTACTCCTGAAGGATACTGAAGTGCACCGCGTTCGCGCCGTATGCACCGTAGACAATGTCGTTGCTGCGACACGTGACCATCATGTCGAGTACTGGCTCTGGCACTGCGCCGCCCGCCGCCCATTTCTCCTCCGGTGCATTCTCGCGAACGCGGAAGTAGACCTGCGTATTGCACGGCCTGTCCTTCCAGACGCCGAGCAGATCGTTCTCACCAAAGTAGTCAGTCCCAGCGTCAGAACCGTCCTCCATCCGCGCGTCCCACATCTGCAGAACACATTGCCGGTCTCGCGGATTGGCGCGCAACCGCGCGACGATGGCGTCGAGCTGGTCGAAGCCGAACGCCTTGCGCCAGCGGTGCCCGTATGCGCCGTGAACAGTGCCGTCGGACTCGGCGAAGCGCGTGCCGAAGTCGGTGATGTAGCGGTTCAACGCTCCCACGTCGTCACGACCGGCCAGCATCCACAGCGACTCGAACAGGTGGAAGAACGGATTGGCCGCACGCTTCATGTCGAAAAGCACGCGCTGACGCGGCTTGCGGTACACCGTGGTCACCGGCTCAGGCATAACGCGAACCGGCCCGTTGCGGCTGTCCTCGTCGATACCATCCGTGCGCAGTATGTTCATACCTCGCCAGTACGCCTCGTTCACGTCTTCGACTTCAATTACTCGCATTCGCCGGTTCTCCTTTTCGTGCTGCATCGTCCATGATAATCTTCAGGGTAGCCGGTGCAGTCTTGCTGAGCCTGAAGATATAGTCGGCTGTCGCATCGAGCGTCTTGCGCTCGCTGACGATCAGGTTCTCGTCGCGATTCATGACGGCCACGTGCACGAGTCGAGCAATGATTCTCTCGGTCACGTAGTCCAGCATCGATGGGCACACTCCACCAAAAGTCTCTACGAATTCGCAGGCAACCTGCTCGGCGTACTGGTCAGCAAGATGGAGCTGTTCCAGTTCACCGATGCACGAACATTCATCATCAGACTGCGCCATTGTAGAGATCCTCCAAGAGCATTGAGACGAGCACCTTGTTCTCGTCAACGTTGTACCAAAGATTGCGCCCGCTCGGGTGTGGTATCTGCCGATACGTGGCTCCCCCGATCATCTGCGGGTGAATCAGCAGCCGGGGGATGCCGAATGCCGCCACGGTGTCAGCCCCGAGCAGAACGACCGTGCGTCCAGAGCCGAAGAACTCATTGAACAGGTCTGCCGCTCCTTTCTGCGCCATCTTGCTGTCGAACACCTTGGCGCTGACCACGTTGCGCCGGTCGAACCGCGCGCAATACTCGCGACGAGTGGCCTTCGGAACGCGCGATTGAAGCATCGCTAGAAGACGGTGCCCGGTGCAGCCCTCTGGATACGGGAACAGCGCGTGCTCCGGCTCGCTGCTCACTGGATTGTTCATCCCAATCAATACTGGACGCATGGATATACCCTGTTCGCTTGTGAAGCCCTATTCTCCCGCACAGGCCGCACCAGAACAAGCCCCGGTGCGCGCCTGTGTATAACTTTGTATAACCGACTGCGAGCGTCACCAGTGCCCGGTGTGCTCGATTCGTGCGATGTCGTTGCGCATGTAGCATCGTTGATTGAGCCCGTACTCGTTGTCGGCTATTGTGACAGCGACGTTGGTCTCGTTGGCGAGATAGCCCCTGTCCCAGTCTGCACCACTATGCGGCCCGAGCCGCGCGTAGTTTCCCTTGAGGTAGATCGTGATGATGTTCATTTCGCTTGCCGCCGCCTCCCTGCGTATCTCTTCGACTTCCCACTCGGTGAGCCCGATGTTACTCATTGCTCTTCGTCTCCAACATGGCTACCGGCCAAGGCGTCTCCCCGCGCAGACACATGAAATATGCGTCGCTCGCTGCCTTGATCTTCGTCTGATCGCCGCCAGCGAGGTTATGGATCATGAACCACATCTCCTCGACCGCCTCGTGCATGTCGCCCATGTTCTCGAGCAGAGCAACTCCGCGATAGGTTCCGTCAGCGTTCGTAACATGTCCGTAGCTTCCAGCCATGATGGCCTCCCTATTGTTGATACGTGCGCATTTCTTCCACTACTGGAGCGAGCAGCTCCAGCAGATCATCAACGAATGTTGCGGAGCGACGCCGCCGAGACAGTGTCAAGGAGATTTGCCCGGCTGCGCGCGCGACGCTCTTGTGCCACGTGCTCATTGTTTCGGCGGATAAACTCTTCGTAGATATCTTTTCCGGCGAGGACGCGGCTGCTCGTGGTGTAGGTCGTGACTGGGTCGTCGAGGACCCAGAGCGTGATGTGGCGGCCTTTGGGGCGGCCTTCTTTGCCGACACTGCGGATTTCTTCTTTGCGACTACCTTCTTTGCCATTCATCACGCCCTCCACGGCAGGGTCTGATCTTCGCTGATATCCCAGCCCTTCATGTTGTCGGCCGAGAACTTGAAGTGCCGGTCAGCCTGCCGGTCGAGGCAGGTTGCCACGAGAAACCACTGCTTCGGCTCCATCGGGTGCCACTTGGAGTTCCCGTGGAATATGTAGCGCGGCACCACGCGACGAATCTCCTCGACGCCGCGATGGTTGATGTACATGAACTCGACGACCTTGCCCTCGTAGAAGCTCATACTCATGGCAGCACCACCTTCACGCGACCGGGCCGATTGGCCTCATTCTCGTTATACGCGGCGAGCGCGCGTCTGAAGCCAGACACGCCGCCCTCGTCGCGGTAGCACTTGCCCTTGAGCCACGAGATGAAGTCCTTGTAGCCCGGTGTTTTAGCGTTCACCTTCTCGACGCCGGTCCACCACACCTCGGCGCTGTCCACTTGCAACAATCCGTTGCGACAGTGCGGACACCCGGGCAGCGGGTGTGGATCTCCCTCCTTGGCAGTGTGGTGCCTGCCAATCTCCTCGATGCCGCCCCACCACGAGCAGAAGAACCCGTAGACCACTCGGGTATCGCTGGTCTCACTTCGATTTACCACTGGTCACCTCCCACGGTCGGAGCACGGGTTTGGTGAACGGCCCCTTGGCCAAGGCCGCCGCGATATCGCGCTTGACGCCAGCGTCAGGCTTCGGCATTTCCTCTTTCCCCAGCTTGTCGGGAAGCAGGCCAACTCGCGTGCTGAGCGCGTCGCAGCCCTCGCACGGGCCGAAGTCGCGTTCGCGGTGATACAGTTTCACGCGCGCTGCACCCATGGCCCTGCCGTTCCACACCGCGTCGAGCCCGTCCTTGACTACGTTGCCGCACTGGTAGATGCCGCGCCAATCGTTGCAGCACACCGCGACGTTGCCGTCCCAGCGAATGCTCAGCTCTCGGAACGGTTTCGCACACCGCTTGCCCTGCCCCTTCTCGTTCGGCGGCCCGCCCGCGCCCGCGTGATTGTTCACGTGGGAATGTGTGCCCTTGCTGGCGGTGATCAGGTCTTGGATGAACACGAGCCTACTCTCGCTCACGTGGCCGCGCGTGTGAGGATTACCCTCCCTCATCTGTGGATATTCGTAGACATCAACAGCCGGACCACCCTTGAACGAGAGTATCGCGGCGCAGGCCGAGTCTATCGCCTGTTCCGTGTAGGGCTCCAGTGCCTTGCGAATCTTTGGTACGAGATTGGCGTTCTCATAGTCGTCGAACGCAAGCACGTTGCCCCCGGCCTCGAAGAAGCCCCTCACCTTTGCGAGCGGCCCGGGCTTACTCAAGAAGCCGCCGCCGTTCGATGTCATCATGATCTGGAAGCGCGGACCCACCTCGCGCGCGACTCTTACCATCGCGTTGAAATCCGGGTGCATCGAGGGCTCGCCGTGCATGGCAAACTCGATGCGTGGATTCCAGTCGAGCGCAACCATCTGCTCGATAGCGGACTTGAGCGTGGCGGTTTCCATGGCCTTGTAGTCGTTGGCCTTGCCACGAATGCCGTTCAGCCCGCACACTGCGCAGCGCAGATTGCAGCCCTCGACGAGCTCGATCTGCACCGCGTTCGGCGGCTCTTGCCTTGGATACTTCATCGTGTGACCTCTTTCATTGTTCTACGCGCTATGGTGCGACTGTCGTGAATGGTGAGGCCCTCGCGCCCGCGCTTCACCATCGCTGCATTATACTTCTTTTCGCCGTGCTGTAGCAACTCCGCCAAGCCCTTCGCGCCGTCCACGGCATAGCAGTTCTTGCCCGGCTCCATTTCGCCCTTGAAGCGCATCCAGTCTTCATGGATGATGGGAATAGAGCCGGCATCCCAGGCCTCAAGCGTTGTGTACTGCGTTCCACCGCCGTCCGCCTTCACACCCGTGAAGTCGACGTTGAAGCGACCTAGCGCGGCGACCTCGGCTCCCTTGTCGAACCACTGAAACGGCGGCGACTTGTACTCTGGAAACTTGACTCGCAGCACGTGGTGAACGTACATGCGATTCTCGGCTCCCATGATCTGTACGGTGCCAAGCCGCGCGCGCTTGAGAACGCGATTAGCCTCGAGAATCATCGTGGTACGCTTGATGAACGTGGTGCGAGCAGTGGAGGTGGCGATATGCTTGCCCTCGTTCTGCACGTTCCGCGGCGTGTACGGGTGCGGGATGAACACCGCGTCCTTGAAGTGCTTCTTCACCGCTGGTCGTATGATGATGGGCCGCTCGGGCACCCCATAGGCAAAGTTCTCCTCCTCGCGTGGGTCATGTATCACCACGCGCATCCCCCGCTTGAGCATCTCGCGCAGAACCTCCTTGTTGAAGTCCTTCGGATTGCAAGACGACACGAGAAGCGATGGCATGCGCTTGATAATTCCGAAGGCAGAAGCGGGGGACACAATTTTGTACGTGACGTCGCGATAGTGACCATACGCGCGGAACTTCTGCTCGTCGTGATCCCGCACGCGATAGATGACGGGTGTATACCCAGCGAGCTTGAGCCCGCGATACAGCTCGGCGGTATAGGTGGCAGGCCCTGACTGAGCCGGCCAATTGCACGAGAACAGCGCGACCTCTTTCATCGCTTCAACTCCTGTAGGTATGCACCGCCGATGAGCTTCGGCGCGTGTCGCTTGAGCAGCGTGGCGCAGTTGGCGTTGATTTCGTCGCGCCTATGGTTGGACGGTGGGTTCTTCAGCAGAGCGATGATAGCAGAAATTCCATCGACCGTCAAGACATGCTTGCCCGGGACCATCTCGCCCTTGCCGAATCGCCACCAATCTTCGTGCATGACGTTGACGGTGCCCGCGTTCATCGCCTCCATCTGAGCGTACTGCGTTCCGCCGCCGTCGTCAGGGAAGCGCGTCATGTCGAAGTTGAGTTCGTATTCCGCGGCCACGAGCACAGGTGCCTCGAATGACTTTGGAAACTGGAACTCACCGCCGGACTGCTTGAAGATTTCCGGTGGATACTTCTTCATGAGATTGTAGGTGTACATCCTGTACTCCGCACCGCGAAGCTCGATGCGACGCACCTTGGGCACCTCCATGTTCGCGTCGAGCAGCATTCGCGACCGCTTCACCGACGCGATGCGGGCTGTTGAGCAGGCCAGCTTCGAGCGCTGGATTCTCATGTCAGCAGTCACCGGCTTGTACGGGTGATGGATGAACACCGCCTCTGGGTAGAAGCGGTGCATCGTCGGTCGTATGCAGAACGGCGGCCTCTTGAACTTGAACTTGCCGCCCTCGAGATAGTCGAAGATGTCAAACTCGTTGGGGTCGTGGATGACCACCCGCATTCCCAACGCGATGAGCTGCTGAATGAGATCCGGCTCGGGCAGGTCCTTGGCCCCGATAGGCGCTGTCATCAGCGTGGGCATGCTCTTGACATACTCCTTTGCCGTGGCAACGTCCACCTTCATGTACTCGACGCCAGCATATTCGCCGAACGTCTTGCGCTTGCCGCTGCTCGTCCTGCCGACGCGCAGAATGATGGGGTCTTCGCCAACCGCCTTCAACGCTTCGTACAGGTGTGCCGTGAACGTGGTCGAGCCGCCGCCTAGCGTCGGTCGAAAGAAGAACAGTGCGATGGTGCTCACTTCGCCGCTCCCTTCTTCCAGCCCGCATTCATCGCGCACTTTTCCCAGTAGATGGTGACCTCGGTGCGCTTCTGAAATGCCTCTGCGGACTTAACGACCTGAGCCTTGTTGACCTTCTCGCGCAACGTGACGAATGGCGCGTGCAGCTCGGCCAGTTTGCGGGCGCTGGCCTCGTGAACCTCGTGACTGCGATAGCTGGCACACCCGCCCGGGCTGCCCGTCTGGCGCTGGTCGTTGGTCCACCAGTACGTCTGAGCATTCCACAGTCCCTTCTCGATGAGTTGCAGATTCACGTCGAAGTCTTCCATGACGTCGACGCGCCCGTGCTTCACCGACAGGAAATCATCCGTGCGGTAGCACAGTGTTCGCAGCGTGCGCTTGTTCAGCAGGATGAGCGGCCTGTCACCGGTCTGAACACTCTCGGTCTTGGCCGCATCACGCGGCGATATGCCGACATGCGCATACTTGTCGAGCGCCTTGTCGATCCACGCCAGCATCTCGACGACGTCCTTGTTCTCCTGAATGCGCAGCCCGTTGCCAGTGGTGTCCTTGCGCACCGCGAAGTTGAGATCGTCGTCGAACATCGCGAACTTGTCCCACTTCTTTTTCTTGCACAGCATGCCGATCCAGTGCCGCGTCTTGGCGATGCCCTTCTCGGGACACTCGAGAACCACGACGTCCTCGCGACCCGCGTTGAACAGCGCGTTGCGGTAGCGCGTGGCCTGATCCGGTGGCACGACGAGGTGAACGTCATTCTTCACCTTCTTGATCTGCGTGAGCGTGGAAATCTTGCCGAACAGGGCACCCGCCCTGTCCATGCTCGGTATGAAAATGGGCAGCATGGTCACTTCTCCTTGGTTGACTCGGTGTTAAACACCATTCCGTGTGAAGGGTCGAACATGAGTGGATACCCATGGTCGATAGACTCGTCACCTATTACGATGCGAAAGAAACTCTCACCCGGACCAGACAGACCGGGCCAGCAATTGTCATTGTCGAGAAGTATCTGTGCGAGCCTGTCAGGCGTGCGCGGATCGAACACCGTCTTCGATAGGTGACCTCGACCGAGCGTGTAGTATTTGCGGCTGAGGCTATAGCCCTTGAACGCGTAGAACGTGGCGTTCGTCGGGTCATGCGTGTCGTTCATGCGATGTACCTCGCGGCCACGTGTATCACGACTACACCCATGAACAGTGCTCCATAGAAACTCATGACGCTACTCCCTGTGCTACTCGTGTCCCCGATAACGTCCGCGCGGCCTGCCCTCACCGTGCCGCGTTCGCTCGTACTTGTCGAATTCGCATAGCGTGTGCTCGACGTCACGCATTTCCCATGAGAATGGTGTACTCAGCTTTGGATACTTGGCATTCATCTGCCCGGCGAACGCCTGCCATTGCCGTTTCGTCGTCGACTCCTCAAGAATTATGTTCATCTCGTTGAGCAGCTCATCGTTGTTTGTCCACTCCCGCGCGTCCTTATCACGACCCATGAGCACGTTCAACCCCCGCCTGCACCCCGGGCCTGGATTCGCCCACGAATGGATATCGGGGGCGCGGCGAAGCAGGTGTGTCCACCGCAGATCGGTGACTATCTCGTATGCGTGGAACGTGCCCATGAAGCTGAACTGACGAAGCCACGAATGCGCCTGCTGGAGTGAGAACTTGTGTAGCTCCATACGTTCGTTGGCGAGTGTCCAGTCGGACTGGACAAGGTCTAACTCGGCCGTCGAGTCATGGAAGTCCTTGACCACCTTTAGCATGCCGTCGAGCTTCGACATGCCGCCCGGGCCTGCGATGATGTACGAGCCCGTGACATATGGTCCCTTCTTGCCGAGCCGGTTGATGATGGCCCTGCGCAGCGGTGCGGTCTTGCCGGTCGCGTAGAACTCGTGAAACGCGCTGGCGTCGCCAAGCAGATTATCATCGCAGAACATGGCCTCGCCGGTCTCGATCCGGTTGAACATGCGAAACAGCACCGTGGCCAGTATCAGGCCCGGGTGCTTCTCCTTGTCGAGCGGCTTGCGCACGTTCTCGGCAAACCAGATGGTGGTCTTGTCGAGCTCGCGAAACACGTTGCAGAAACTGAAGTGACTGAGAATATCGTCGTCGATCTTCCAGCTTGGGTCTGCGTTCTTCATGATATAGCACAGATGACGCTTGCGCGCGTACTCGAAGAACGCGTCGAGTCCCTTCTGCTGTGCCTTGGTAACTCGTCTAGACATCACCTGTCCTCCCTTGAGCAATCGTCGAGATAGTGATCGTCGTCCTCGAGAGGCTCGACGTGGTCACAGTTGGTACATGTCCAGCAGCCAGTGATACCGACTGATGGGTCGTCCTCTTGCTGCTCCATGAGAGCGTCGCACTTTGAGCAGTTACGCGGCATCGTCTGCATCCCTTTCAAACTTGCGCAGCTCTGCGGTTGTCATAGCCTTTTCTCCAGTGAATCTTCTTAGTTCACGTTCCAACTTGTAATACGCTATCGCCTGCGTTCGACGCTGACTGCTCCCAGATGCACGACGTCGCCGCATTCTATCAAGATAGCCTAGATAGCTCATTCGACACGTGCGCACTGCGCTGTGAACATGCCGGGTCGTTGTCTTATGCCAGAAAGACACGGCTAGACTATCCCATGGTCTACTCTGGTCGTACACGAATACATCACCGTTCGTGTGCATATAAAATTCGACAGCAGGATAGACGACATAGTATTGCATGTTCGTGTCCGTAGAAAGCATTGATGGAACGGTGAACAACCGAAATCCCAATTCCACCAGACACTGGCTGAGCAAGGCGTCCTGTTCATTCTTGGTGTTCATTTCCTCTCCTCTCCGCTTCATACTCCCAGTGATCCTCGATCCAGAAGTATGCACCAATGACAAGGCCCGTATCATCGTGCATCGGCATGACAGGCCCGCCCCACGCCATACGGCGGCCCGACAATGGGCCGCCGTTCATGATTCCACCTTCTGCAGGTGAGCGCCTCATACCAGCTTGCCCCGAATCTTGCGCACTGCCATCGAAACACATACGACCTGATGCTTGGCGTCGTCGAGCGCGTTGTGATAGGTGCCGTTGCGCTTGATATTGTACGGGTTGAACTGTGCCAACCTGTACGCTGTTCGCGTGTCCTGCGCCTTGCTGAAGTTCCAGGGTTTATCCTGCCATCCGGCCGCGTGATATGCCCAGCTCAGCAGAGGCTCGTCGAAGTTCAGACCCTGCGACCAGAAGTGAATGCCCTTGCCCGCACGCCAGAAGGCGTTGAACTTCTTCAGGACCTCGTCGATAGGCTCCTGCCCCTCGGCGAGTTGCTTGTTTGCGAGTGCCATGTCTGGTTTTCCCCACCACTCCACGGTGTCCGGGTCCTTGTGCATCTTCAGCTTCTTGCACGATGCGTCGCTGATGTTGCAGTAGAACTCGTCACCGAGTGCCCCGGTCTCGGGATCGAAGAACACCGCGCCAAGACTGCGCATCATGCAGCCCGGGCGCTTACCCCATGTTTCCATATCAACCATCACGTCTTGCATATCACACCCATTGACATTCGTTTTGAGTTTGCGAACTCACGATCGTGAGTCGCTGCCGTGCCCTCGTGACGCCGACGTACCAAACACGCCGTTCATCATCCGGATTCTGTTCAGCCTCGCGTGCAGTACGCCACGCCATCTCGGTCATGAGAACAACGTGGTCCGCCTCTGCACCCTTGGCGCTGTGAATAGTGCTCAGTCGCACGCGCGGAGCACTGCGCAGCTTCTCGCCCCTGCGCCGTGCCGCCAGCATGTAGGATAGATCATCGGCTGGCATGCGATCGAGTGCTTCGTGCCATAACAGCTTCGTGTTCACGAGAAGCCCGCCGTGCTGAATCAGGTCGCGCATGCTGAGAGCCAACTCGGTATCCTCGCCGAAGCCCCGCAGACCCTTGAACCCGTGCTTGACAGCGGCCTGCCCCGCGTTGTTCTTCGGATTCATCATATCGTACATGAGCCGGCAGTCACCGAGCGACACCTTCTTGCCCTTCTTCAGCAACTCCCACGCCTCTGCCGCCTGTAGCGCCTTCATCGGGATCGACGATCTGCCGTTCATCTCATACACAATCCCCCGCTCGCGCAGGAGCGGTTCAACGTGCTCCTGAAGAATGTACTGGTTCCTCGCGAGCACGAGAACGGGGGACGTGGCAGAATCTTCGCGCCACTTGTCGTTGACGTCAGCTTCATCGAAGTCCACGACCCTGTCCACCACGCCCTTGCCCTTGCGCGGCTCCCACTTTTTCGTACGCCTGTGCACCACGCCACCTATGACGCCCGCGCTGACGTCCTGAATTTGCGGCGGGCAGCGCCACGACTGCCCGAGCACCGACACATTGCCCTCGAGATTGATGAACTGCTCGACGTCAGCCCCTGCCCAGCGGTAGATGGCCTGATCGTCGTCACCTGCTACGACAACGCGGCGACAGTCATTGGCAAGCTGGAACACCACGCGCCACTGAAGAAAGCTGAGATCCTGCGCCTCGTCGACGAGCAGTACGTCGAGGTTGAGCTTGATGCCGCTCCTGACGAACTGCGAGAGCATGTCGGTGTAGTCTACGAGGTGATGCTCCTTTTTGTACTTGGCCAGCGCCCGGGCAACGCGGTCCACTTCTTCCCACGACTGTTCATCGTCGTCCTCATTAAAGAGCGTTCGTAGTTCGACACCTCGCACCCTAGACAGGTTCTCCATGAATAGTATGCGGTCACCAGCCTCGAACTGCGACATGGTCCCGTCGCTCGACCACGCGCGCCCGGTCACGCGTATGCCGCACCAGTCCGCAAACTCGTTCAGCTTGGTGCCTGCGAGCACCATGGCGCTGCGAAGGCCGAGCTGACGAAAGCACAGACTGTGGATGGTCTGGAAGTACGGCAGGTCGTCCTTCTCGAGGTTGAACCGTTTCATGGCGCGCGTGCGTGCCTCGTCGGCGGCCCGCTGCGTGAACGAGACGTAGCCGATACGATTCGGCTTCGTCCCCTTCGTCAGCTCCTCATCAAGGATATTGAGGAGCGTGGTCGTCTTGCCGGTGCCCGGTGGACCGAGCATGATGTCTGGGTAGAAGCTCATGTTTCGATCCCATGCAGATAGCTGTACATCTCGATGATTGCACTGTCCTGCTCGGGCCGCGAGTCAAGACTGAGTGTCTCGCTGTCGCCGCCCAGCCCGTTGACCTCGAGATGCTCGATCTTGCCAGCCGACACGATGCCCGTGACAGAACCCTTGACAGGCACCATCATGCGCGCGCAACCTGCCACTTCGCTGTGAATCATCTTGTCCGGAAAGATGATTGGCCAGTTGTACGTCACGTCGCCGTGCTTGCTCTGGATCATTATGTATTTCCAGCCCATCAGTCTCTCCCGTCGGTTTCATCTGCGAGCCACGTCTTGCCGTGTCGCGCAACGGCTTCGGCGATACCCGCCTCAACCAGCGTCCGCCCGGTGTTCGCGACCACGCCGACCGCCCGATCATCCCATATCTCGATCGTGTGGAGGTCCTTGTAGCACTGCACCCGCAGGCGCTGACCGATGATCTTCTCACAGTGCGACGCGATGGCGTGCTTCATCATGACGCTCGTGAATTTCTCGCCGGTCTTGAAGCACGTCTCCTCCTTGGTGTCCTCGTGAGGCAGGCCAACGCGCGCCGTGAAAATGCGCACGTCCTTGCCCTCGGCGAGCCACTGCTTGATACGGTCCACCATCGGTATGATAGGTGGACCGAACTCGTTCCACTTGGTCCAGCCGTGGTACTCCACGACCGTCCCGTCCCAATCGACCGCGATCCAGCCCTGCGGTCCCTGCGTCTTTACCATGTTACCAGTTTCCTTATGTCGCCCGTTGTTTCAACCATGCAGTGGATCGGGCGCGGATCCTCTGCCAGTGGAAGGAGCCAGTGCAGATTGCCGATGACGGGATACTTGACACCGTTCGGGTCGCACCACTCTAGCTCCTCACCCTTGTCATTTTCTCTCGGCGGCCTGTATGACGAGTCGTTTGAAAGCGCGTGTCTGAAGAAGTGCACCTCGTAGCCCGGGCCGTGTTCAGACGCGAACTGAAACCAGTCGGTGGTGAGCAGCCTCGCCTCCTCATTGAACTCACGCACCATCGCGTCGCGTGGGCTTTCGATTCCCTCGATCTCACCGCCGACGGCGTTCATCATACCGGCCTGCCACTTAGGGTGAGTCTTGCGCACGAGCAAGACCCGACCCCTGAGAAACAGGAAACCGGCGACATACTTCCGGTGCTCCTCGCTCATGCCTTCCTCCTGCTATCAAGACTCTCGTGCATGTTGCGCATCTCATCGTCGTCACTGACGATATCGGCTTTCGGCAGCCGACTGTCAACAATGTCGTTGCGCATGCCGCCCGCGCGCAGGAATGCGGGCGCGGGCGGAACCGGTTCATCGGTGCGCGCCACGGGCACGCGGGCGGCGGGCGGTAAGGTGCGCGTGACCTCGTCCGCCAGCGGTCGCGAGCGTGGCGCGGTGAGCTCTGGTTCCTTGAACGTGACCGCTGCGTGGTGCCTGAACTCTCGCTCCTTGGGTGGTGGCTCTGTGTTTGTGGCCAAGGTCTCTTTCTTTAGTGCGCGACGTTCCATGTACCGCTGGAGCGTACTCGTGATATTGAGACCGACGCTCTCGAGGCAGGTTCGGATCGCTGCGACTTCGGTGACCCTCTCCTCATATGCGACGCGAAGACTCATGAGCTCTTCGCGTAGAATGCGGTTCTCCTCCGCTTTGCGCTCACTGACCATCTTGAGCAACTCATTCTCGTTGCGCAGTATCGCGATGTCCGAGGTGAGCATGTGCACCTCGTCACCCAGATATTCTCTAGACATTCCACAGTCCTTTCCTCAGATGGGCCGCTCATTGAGAGTCGGCGTGCTAACCGACGGCGTGGCCTGCACCACGTTCGCCGGAATCCAGTGTAGATTTAGCTTCTTGTTCTTTATCACCCGCGTTGCATGGTTGCCGCCGAGATCGTGAATACGCGACACGATCTGTGGCTTGTTCAGTCCCTTCAGCCCCTCTCGCTCGAGAAAGCGCGACAACCTGCCTAGCGAGAAATAATACCTGCCGTCCTCAGGATTCTCCCATGGCCGCCCAGACAGGAGATCTTCCTCCTTGAGCCCGCGCTGTCGGTTGGTGAGGTACGTCTCGAGAAGCTCGTGAAACTCACCCTTGGCACCCGCGTCCTCGCCGACCTCGATCGTCTCGGTCATACGCGACAGGGCCTCCTGAATGGTGAACAGCCACTCGGCTTGCGGTATTACTCCGAACGGGTTGTGAAGGTTGTTGATGAGCAGCTTCTGAAAGCGACGCCAGTCTTGCAGGTCATCCGTCGAACACTCGATCTTGACACCCTCCACGTCCAGAAACCACACCGGCGGATCAGAGTTCATCTTCTTTATCGACGTTATCGTCGGCATGATTGCGCCGCTGCCGCCCGTAACCCCGTGCTTCTTGCGACGACACAGTATGCTGTCGCAGTGCGAACGCATCGGCTCGTCCTTGCACTTGTACTCGTAGTCCTTCTTGCGCAGGCTCTTGATGATGGACGACATGCCCTGCTCAGGATGAGGAGGATTGCAGTACAGCACGTTCGCTCGCTCAAGTTCAGCCTCCCATCCCTCGGGAAATTTCTTCTTGAAGTACACGCCCATGTGAAAGAGAGTGTTGTTCTGGCCGCCCTGCTTGATGCCGCCGTCTGCGATTAGGTGCACGAGACACGGCGGTCCGTCGCCGAACGGTATGCTCGGATCATCAGCGCTCCCCCGCTTCTTGCCACCCTTGGCCTTCCCGTTGAGCTTGGAGCCGGGGGAAGCCGCGATGTTGCGAATCTTGATCTCGTCGAGTTGAGCTGCCGAGACGCGCATTTTCTCCGCGATGCGCACGAACTCGGGAAGGCCGATCTCGCTGCCGTTCTTGCGCAGACCAACCTGTCGCTCCAGCTTGCCGTCGTAGGTGTCGCCGAAATACGGCATGATCATCCACGAGCCCTGATCGCCTCGATCGGTGAGCAGCGTGCTCTGCTTCGGGAATATCTCGCTGCCCGCAATGCCCAGCGCGGCGGCCAGATCGCGAAGAACCTCCTGCATCTGCTTGGCTGGCACCGGCTCGGTCGTGAAGCAGAACAGATGCAGGCCGCCGGACTTCGAGCGCCCGGGCACGAGCGGAAACTTTGCGGCCTCCACCTTCTTGATGAGATCGGTGAGGTCCTGCCCATAGACGTCGTAGTCAATGCTGCCCCATATGGTGGTGTCGTCAGTGCGAATTGGCACCACGCCGAGCGGTTTCTTTCCCTCGATATGTGCCGTCCACATTGACTCCGTCGTCGGCCCCTTGAGGGTCTTGGCTGTCGGCTTGATGACCCACTTGAGAGACTCGCCTGTCGGATCGCGACTCGGCTGGCCATGCGTCCCGTAGTGAGTATCGTTGCCCTCGAACAGCGCCATTAGTCGTTTAAGCGGTGTCATTGGCATTCCACAGTGAGAAAGAGGAGGGGCCGCCTGTTACAGCGGCCCCGTGGAGCGAGCGAAAGTGCCTAGATGTGCTCTTTCGCCTTCGCGCCGCCCTTTCCACCGCCAGCGTTCGCGGTGTCGTCAACCTGATCGCTCGTCATGTTGTCCGCCCGCAACGCGCCCTTCTCGAAGTCATCCGACATCTGATTGGCGAGCTGCATGGTGGCGAAATCGGTGAGGATAGTGGGTTCACCGTTCTCGTCCTGGATGTCCCACATGAACCAGTCACCTTGATCATTGGTGCGGAACTTCAGCTTCATGCGGTAGATGTAGCCGTACAGCGGTGCCTTGAGGTCCGTGCCCGGGATGATCTTGCGATTGGCCGCAGTCATCCACTCCTTGGACGACTGATGGTTGCTGCCGCTCATCGGGATGACGAACGGAGTTGGTCGATCGAAGACATCGAGAACGAGAACAACGTGCTCGCGTGTCTCGACGACGGTGTTGCCGTTGGGCATGCGCCAGAACTTTTTCTTCGGGTTCTGCGCGTCAGTGACCAGCGTTGCGGCCTCGGGACGCTCGGCATGACGGCCAACATAACCACCGCGATCAGGGAGCCACTCGATCCAGCACTTGTTCCAGTGGCACAGGACCACCGGAATGCCTTCCTCGCCGGCGACCACGTCTTTGGTGCCGCGGAACCAGATCATGCCCGCTTCGGCGCCGTCGATGTACTCCTCCTTTTTCCGCTGCACCTGCGGCGACAGAGCCTGCAAGATGTATACGAGCGGTACGACGTTGTCTTCCATCGCCGTCGAAACACCCTTGCCAGCGTTCTTCCGCATAAGAGCAAGAACGTCGTCGCTGGCGGCCTCGGTGACAGCGCCCGCTTTCTTCTTGTCCGCCACGGCTACCGCCTTGCCTTTCGGCGGTGGAGCTGCGGTCTTCTTGCCTGTCTGCACACTTGCCTTCGCCATCTTACTAGCCTTTCTTCGGGGTTGATCTTGCGTCTGAAACCGCCTTCTTGGCCCTAGTGGCCTTTGGCTTGATCAGTCGCGCTGTACGCTCGACCGTCGCACCGAGCAGCTTGAGGGGCGGTGATTTCTTGTGAACCTCAATCTGCTCTCTCACCCATGCCGTGAGGGTGTTCCACGGCACGCCGAAACTTGACGAGTACTCGTATTTCTGCTTCTTGAGCAGGTCTTCAAACTTCTTGCGCTTGTCCTCCTCACCAAGACCGAACTCGATGACATACGTGGTCTTCACCATGTCCGGTTCGTGTTTCTTTATGTAGGCGATGGCCTTGTTGAAGTCATCCACCTTTGGATCGGCTGGCGTGCCGATGTTCGCCTTGTAGTTCCAGCCGACCTCCATGTTGTAGGCGGGCAGGTTGCCCTCCTCTGGGATGCCGACGTTATCGACCTTCGCCGCGTCGAACAGATCGACCAGCTCCTTGGTCTGAATCTCGAAGACACGCTTGCCTAACTCCGCACTCCGCTCGGCGAGCGACACGCGCTCCACCTCAATTTCGCGCAGCTCGGCTATCTTGATACGGAGCTTGTCGAGTTTGTCAGCTGATGCCGGTTTCGTAGCGCTCGCGCGCATCAACGCGAGTACGTCTTCGCCTGCCTTTGCCATTTGATCTCCACAGTGAGCGCCGGGTGCCAATGCAAACCGGGCGCATAGTATGCCACAAGACACGCACCAGAAAAACCTGGAGTGTTTGCCCTGTGCATAACAGACGCAGCGGTGCGGGCGGCCCAATAAAACAGGGGCCGCAGCGGCACCTGTGGAAACATGCCGTGCGACCCCTGCTCGCTACCACATTGGCGCTCAACCCAATGCCGCGAAACCAATGTGCCACGCACCGCGCGCCAGAACAAGCCCCCAGCAAAACAGAACAACGGGGGCCTATACGCGCGCTCGTCGGTGCGTATCCGTGTACGTTGCACACGCGCATAGAGGGCGCGCGCCCGCGTTAGGGGTTTTCAAACCGCTACCCTTGTTCTGGCCCCGGAAGGCTGGCATGCTGTGCAGCCAGTCCCCCCGCTCACTGCGAGTTTCAAATGCTCTACGTTCCCAAGACCGTGCCGATGGCACATCAGGTGAAGGCTCGACTCGCGGCGTACAACGCACCATCGAAGCCGTCACGAGACGACAACTTCGCGTATCTCATGGACATGGGCACCGGCAAGTCGAAGGTCGTTCTGGATGAGTGGGGAGCGGGGGCTGTGAATGCCGAGCTGCCAAATCTGCTGGTGATAGCGCCTGCCGGCTCGTATCGTAACTGGTTCGCGGGCAAGAATGGACTGGCAAACTCGGAGCTGGACGTGCACCTGCCCGACGAGCTGCGCGAGCGCATGCTCGTCAATCACTGGCGAAGCGGTGCGGGTGTTGCGCACCGCGACAGCCTCTCGGAGTTCCTGCGCGTACGCGACAGGCCCCGGGCGCTGTTCGTCAATGTCGAGGCACTGTCCACCGTCGAGAAGGCGCAGGACCTAGTGGAGGCGTATCTCGAGAGCGGCGACGTCTACATGGCTGTCGACGAGAGCACCACGATCAAGAACGGCGACAGTCTGCGCGGGCGCTACATCACCAACGTTGGGAAGCGCGCGGCGTGCCGACGAATTCTCACCGGGCTGCTCACCCCTCGATCACCACTCGACGCGTGGGGTCAATTCAACTTTTTGGATTGGAAAATTTTAGGTAGCCCCTCGTTCTTCGGCTTCAAGAAGAAATACGCCATCACGAAGAAGATGATCGTCGATGCGGACTATGACGACGGCGGCGAGCAGGTCGAGGGCACCGGGCGCAAGATCGAGGTGATCGTCGGCTACAAGAACATCGAGGAGATACACGAGCGCATCGCGCCGTACAGTTATCGCGTGCTCAAGGAGGAGTGCCTCGACCTCGAGCCGAAGATGTTCATGACGCGCGACGTGCAGCACACCAAGGAGCAGGCTCGGGCGTACAAGGAGCTGAAGGAGAATGCGACGACAGAGATTGCGCGCGGTCACTACGTCTCCGTTGACATGATGCTCCAGATGATGATACGACTGCATCAGATCAATCTGGGCTACGTCATGGACGACGAGGGCGTCATACGTGACCTGCCGGAGAACCGCACGCAGGAGATCATCAATATCATCGACGAGCACACGGGCAAGGTGATTATCTGGAGCCCGTTCATTCACCGGATAGAGATGCTGGAAAAGAAGTTGAAGAAGGAGTATGGACCGAAGGCGGTAGCAAAATTCTACGGCCAGAATCGGTCGACGCGCCATCTGGAAGAGGCGCGGTTCCTCGGTGATCCCGAGTGCGTGATAATGATAGCGTCGCAGGGTGCGGGCATGCGTGGCAACACTTGGGTCAACGCGAACCTCAACATCTACGACTCAAACACTTACGACTTGGAGCAGCGGCAACAATCTGAGGACCGCACTCATCGCAAGGGGCAGCTTCATCGAGTCACGTACATGGACCTGATGACAGAGGGAACTATCGACTATCGTTTCGTGACGGCCCTGCGCAATAAGTATGACTTGGCGACGCAGGTAACGGGTGAGCGTATGCGGGCTTGGATATAACGTTAGGTTGCGCCCGGGCGGCCCCGGGCGGCCAAGTGTGGCGGTTTGCCGCACCCTTCTAGGATCACATTAGGCTGGCAAGGGATTCAGTGCTGGGAATGCCCGGTACTAGGCCAGCCCCCGGGCCAATTGCGCGCACCACGCGCCCCGGAAACGGGCTCTGGCGGCCCTGCCAGCCCCGCCCCTAGCCCGCCCGGGCGGCCCCGGGGCAAGGTGCCCCGGGCTGGCAGGCCGCCCCCAGCCCTCGCGCACGCGCGGGCGCTACGCGTGCGGGTGCGCGCCTGCCCGCCGCGCGCCGGTGAGCGCGCTAGGCGTCGGAGCCCACGTTGAACGTGATACCGCCCGCCTGAAACTTCACGAGCGAGTTGATGAGCACGCTGACGGGGCCGCCCGACGTCGGCTTCGAGGCCAGTAGATTCCCCGCCGTATCATCGTCCATCAGCGCGATGTGGGAGAACGTCGCAGCTGCCTCGGCGTTGCCGAAGTCGACAGCAATGTCCGACGTCAGCAGATGCGCGGCACCCAAGGCCACGTCAGCAAACGTGACCTCGATACGTGGCGAACCAGAATTGACCGTGCCTCCAACTTCTACCCCAGACGTCTTTGGGTTGCCGTTGAACAACGCGATGTAGAGGTTTGTCGGGGCGGTCGGCATGGCATTGCCGTTCAACCACCGTGTGATTTTGTTGCCGAAGTAGGCAGAGAGATCAGAAGCCATCTTTTAGTTTCCTGTCTGAGGTGAGTAGTGCGAGATGAAAAGAAAGATGATCGTAGACGCGGCAGAGTAGATCCAGAAACCGCGCTGCCACTTGGGCGGCGACCAGAGATAGGTGCACCGCAAGATCGTCGCGGCCAGCACCGTCGCCGCAGCGACGAATGAATAGTTGGAGAACTCGCGAACCCACTGTGCGACCTGATTGCCGTCATTGGTCTCGCGGAGTATCCACCAGATCCAGCCCGCCCGGACTGTCTCCATTGCGAAGACCCAGAACAGAGCACACCCCGTCGGAACACCCGGCATTTTCCACCACGATCTCTGATCTCGATAGCGGAAACTGTGCACCAAAAACACAAGAATGATGAATGCCAGATTTCCACACAACGGAAACAGCGAACCATTCAACCATTCTCGTATGAGTAGATTGTTAGTCACTGCGTCGTACATTTCGTTTTGGTTCCCTCTGCTGCACCTGCCGCTCAAAGTCTTCGAACGAATTTGTCCGAATCTTCGCGATTATCAAAGATTGACGGAGGGCATCATTGCCCTTCATCCGTCGCTGCGTTGCCTCGTGCAGCCGGCTCACCGCCGTCTCGTGCACACGGGCCGCGTCCTCTGTCGACGCGTTGATTATGTCATCCTCGGTGAACTTGGGCATGAAGCCGAGTTTCTTGAGGATCTTGTCCATCCATATCATTTGCGAGGCACTCTCCTGACTACTGTTATTTCAGCCCCGAGAATAGTGCGTATCTCGACGATCTGTGCCTGATTGGCCACGCGGACAGCCTCGCGAATCTCAGCCGTGGCATTAGCAACCGCCGCCTTCAGCTCTGTGACTTGGTGAGCTGTCGTGTTTCGGTTGTCCACCACCATGGCGCTGAGTGACCGAATCGCTTCGGCCATTGCAGAAACAGACTGCGCGACCACGTGGTTATTATCCTTGATGTTCTCATACTGAGCGAGAATCGTAACTTTCAATAATTCAAACGCCGCGCTCTGCTTCGCGATGAGCTCGGCCTGATCTTCGGTCAGGTCGTTGCGATCCTTCGTCGCCTCCAGCATGTCAGCCAGCACCTTAGCGGTGTCGGTCAGGGCCTTGTTCAGCGTATCGCGCTCAGTCAGTCGATAGCCGTACACCTTGCTCGCGTGCGCAATGAGTCGACGAATGATCTCCGACTCTATGCCCACGACGCTCATCAGTACGAATATGATTCCACCGGGCACTCCCATCTCTTTCAGGAGGTGAGTGATCCACTCTGGCATTTCTATCTAGCCTTCCAGCATCCCTGCTTTGCACCGTACTCATTGTGAGCAAGCATCTGCTGTGCTGTGCCGTCGGTGAGTACGTCTTTTGGTGACGGACGAAATTCATGGAAACCCGCGCACGAGAAGTGACCGCACCCGCTAGTCATCAGGGCGATTCCAACGATTAAGCCGATCGCGAAGATCCTTGTTCGATAAGTTCCCGACATCTCGATCCACCTCTGCTCTGTTGCGCAGCGCGTTGGCGTCGCGCCGCTTCTGCTCGTCTCGCTCAGTCTTCGCGCCCGTGTAGCGTCCCCCGGCCCATGCGAGCAGCGCGGCTCCAATGCCAAGTAGCAACGCCTGAAGCCACGTCGGCAGCATGCGCCATATCGGTAGAAGAATCGGTCCAAAGAAATATAGAGTGGGGATAGCAGCTAGAACAGTGAGCGTGATCCACACCCATAACGGCACCCATCCCAGAAACAGGCCGAACCAGTCCATCGTGATATCCTCCGGTGAAGCGGGGGACTCGGAGTTGAAGCCGAGCCCCTCGCGATTGCGACTGCGTTACGCGGCCTTGTCCTGCTTGATCTCGGGAACAGGCTGTGGAGCGTTGACACGAACTTCCGTGTCGCCTTCAGTGCGACCAGACGCGGTGACAGTGCCCGGTGCCATGTTGCCGGTCTCGCTGCCCCGCGCGTATGGGTCCTTGTACTCGCGGAGAACTTCCGCGGGCAGGTTGTCGTTGTCTGCCACGCCCGGGTTCATGGGCTGCAGATCGAGAACGTCGTTGAGCTCGCTGCGCTTGCTGCGGACCCAATATCCATACGCGAGACCGAACGCGGTCAGTGCGATACCCACTACGATCAGCACCATGAGAATGGTGTCGATAGTGTCGGACCGGCCAGACAGCGGCTCGAACACGGACTGCGCAGTGGACAGGCCCGTCGAGACGGTGCCGCCCGCTGCCGTCGCATCGGCCGGTGCCGTGGACGGGATCTTCTTGGCGTCCACGATGGTCGCCTTCTTGTTACCGTTCGCGACGAACACGACCGGAGGCCCGACGTTGCCCATGGCCCAAGACTGACCAACCTGCCTGAGCTGGTTGACACGCGATGTCCAGCCCTTGCCGAAGTGATAGAACGTCTTGAGTGCGCGGAGAAACGCCATGCGCCGCTCGAGAATACCAGCGATGAGCGCGTCGTGGTTCTCGTGCGACAGAATGCGCTCCATGGTGACATCACCGAGAACACCGTCTGCCTGAATGCCCAGCGCGCGCTGAACCCACTTGATCGACTGAGCCGGTCCGCTGTTGATCGCACCGTCGACGACGACTACGTCAACACCGGGCGGTAGCTCGTCGAACCGGACCTTGGCGAAGTAGTTGTCGAAGTAGATCTCGTCACGCTCGGCGTTCTCCATCAAGAACACGTCGCGCGCTGGCAGACCCTTCTTCCTGCGCCACGCCGCATAGACTCGCTGGATAACGCCCTGATTGGTGCGTCCACCGGGATCGATCGGATCGTCATCCTTGCCGCCCTCGAACTTCAGTTCGATGGCCAGTGCCTTGTGTCGGTTCTCTTTCATCTCATCTTCCTGTCGTTACCAAGATTGTCTGCACCACCACCGATGGATACAGGTCAGACCACGTGTCGAATGTTGCTCCGTCGTCAAAGTGAACGGTCAACACGGGATTAGGTGTGTTCTCAAACACGAACGTCAACTTGTCATCGGACCCATCGGAGAATGCGACTTCATATTCTGAGCCGGCGGCACCCGGGATAAATACGACTGGCTCCCCATCAACGTCATCCGTGAAGTCGACAGTGTAGAGAGGTGCGAGCCCCGTGGCGTCGTACAGATCGAACACGATTTGATCCAGTATCTCGCTGAACCCGAACGCTGGCCCCTCCTCGAGGACCATGCGCCAGTGCGACACACCGTCCGCTCCTGTGCCCGCGTCTGACCGGTCGATATCGAACGGCGACAGATCGCGCGGGGCCACCATGTCGGCACCCTCGCAAAACGACCACGACGAGCCGACCTGTGCCCATGTCGTACCCTCGTTCTTCGAGATCTCCCAATGCCATCTGCCGAACATTGTCGGCTCGTCTCCGGAGTCATAGACTTCACCATCCGTGTTGAACGTCACGAACATGAGTCGCTGCATGATCACGGGCCGTGGGAACACGAACTGGAGCCACGCACCGACGACTGACAAGGGATTACCGATTGGCACACCGACCGCTCTACCAATCGCAGCTTGGTGACCAACCTTCGATGAGTCGCCTGCGTTATCGTAGAAGTGCCGTCCATCGAACAGCGCATCTTGTGGATTGATGATGAGAGAGGCAGTAGAGTACGCCCAATCCGTCGACATCGTGAAGACGCAACGCTTCTCTGGTCTGCCGTTCGTTGACCGCCGGTCGCCACCATCAAGGTTCGAGTGGCTGATCTTGAGTTCGATTTCATTGCAGAAGCGTGCACCGCTTCGCGTGCCCGCAACATAGGTCATCTCCCAGTATTCGTACAGGACCGGCGATCGTGGGGTCATCAAGAATTCAGTGAAAGACATTCCTGATGACGTTACGTCCGGCCCCTGTTGCGCGACAAAGGCGTCAAACTCTTCAGCGAATGACTCCGGGGCGGCATTGCCTACACCAAACGCACCCTTGAACTCCCATATGCCCGTCGACTCGGCGGCGATATCTTCTGTACCAATGAGCCTGAACCCTTGAATGTCAAGAGGCACGATCGCGTGGAACCAAAGTGTACCGCCGTATGGACCTCCCCATGCCGGACCGTTGCCTGCGGCTGCGCCCAGATTATTGTCGAACGCAGATACACCTGAACCAGACCCAAGGGTCCAACCGTAATCTCCAGCCGTGATGAGACCGCTTTGCAGACGACGACCCTTCGAGAACATCGAATCGTAGTCTGCTTCTTGGTATCGGTTGATAACAGCAACACCAAAAGTAGTCTCGTAGATTGGAGTGCCGTCGATCGCTTGCGTTTTGGTCTCGCCCGCAATGAGGGAGACCGTCGTTGTCAGCGTCGCGCCTAGAATGCTTGCACCCGTGCCGCCGTCCACGAAGCTGACGGTCACAGTCAACACCGCTCCGGGGATCACGCCGTCGATCGATGCGCTTCCCGCGATCAGCGAGGCCGTCACGGTCTGAGTGGTGCCTACCGCGTTTCCATCGGGTGACACCGAGTCCCATGCAGAAAAGCCGACTGGTGGCGTGTTGACGAAAGGACGATCACCGCAATTGATCGTGCAGTCACGCCCCGTCGCGCCCAGATAGACGACAGGCTTTAGATGCGTCTGCGGCGGACCGCCGCCGCCCGGTGTCATGCCTCCAGTGCCAGCGGCGGGATTACCGGCGAACTGCCAAGCTCCATTGTTGATGCGGTGATAAAATCTGTTGGGAGTCACAGAAAGATCAACCGCGAAATCGACTTGAGCCGTTGTCACCGCTCCGTTCGTAGCAGTTGTACCAAAGCACGCGGTGAAGCCGTTGTTCACGAACAGATAGGTCTCGGCGACGGGCGGCCCAACGGCCGCCGTCGTGTATCGCGCGTCAGCAATGGCGAGAACGCAGGTGTCAGTGGCGAACTCAACCTGGAACTCCAAGTACCACTTGCCGCCACCCGCGACTAACTTGACGGGTCCTGCGATCGCCCCTTGAATGCCCGACGTGGATGTTGCTATGTGATCAGAGTCGGATAGCGTGAGCCCGCCGCTAATCGTAGTCCAGACCGTCGCCATGCTTTATGTCCAGCTAAAACGGGCGCGACCATTCGCGCCACCGCCGTCAGGTTGTGTAGAGACACCACCAACTCCGACCGTGAACGCGATCAAGTCGCCTTCGTCGGGACCGTCGATGCCTTTCGTCAAGACATGCTTGACATAGCCGCCCGCGCCACCGCCCGGGTACTTGTACCAAGATGGCAGTACGGTGTCGCTGAAAAGGTTCATTCCTGAACCACCGCCGCCCGGTGCGCCCGTCACAGTGCCGCCGGGCAGATCACTCCCTCCGATAACCACGCTACTGGCCTTCGAGCCCCACGGGCTGTCGCCGTATTTCAGGTGACCGTTGTTGCCGACCCCCGCCCCGCCGGGACTCCCGTTCGGGCAGTCACCTCCCTTACCAGAGAACCCCGGCAAAGGACTCACAGGAGACGGAGGTGATCCATCACCGCCCGGTATGTTGGCAGTATTCCCACCAGATGCTGCGCCACCTGTGCCCGCGCCCGTGCCCGCGTTCGGAACCGTCGCTGTCGCCTTGTTACCACCCTCGGCCGTTAGCGAGTATGTCGAGCACGTTGAATTCCCGCCATCCTGCGCATTGTCCGATACACCACCCGATGCTCCTGCGCCCCACAACTCAATGATGAACTTGTCGGTATATGGACCGACCTCATGACTGCCAGCCCCTGACTCATAAGGCTTCGAGTTCGTTGGGGCGGGTACAGCCACCGAGGGCAGCGCCGATCGCTGTAGCAACCGATAGTAGCGAAACCTCACATCTGAGTTGGTCGTCAACGCGATGGTCAACACATTGTTACTGACAATCTCTTGCGCATTGTACGTTGCGAGGAGTACGTCACCTGACTGCAACGTGTTCGCAGTAGACGTTGCGGGATTGTCCGAACCGATCAAGACCGCAGGCCCCAATGTCAGTGGTGATTCGACAAGGATGTTAAGCGAAACCGCTCGTGTCGGCTCGCCAAAGTCCCATTCAATCGCCGGGAACGACGACCCATAGTTCAGCGACGCGCCGTCTGGAGTCATGAACTGCGCTGGGTAGGCGCTGAAGTTCGTGGCGAGAGGAGTCCACGACGTCGCGTCGTTTCCATCGACAAGATTGGCCAGTGCGCCGGCTCCCGGTGCGAAGCCGAATTGCTTGACAGTCGGCATTATATGACCCTTGTCATCTTGAATGTAACCTTGAGCTCGCGAGCATCAACGTCGACTGCCGCCGGTTTCATGAGAGTCAACACGGCATCGACCGGCAGATCGATGTCAGCGAGGAACGTGAAGGTGCCATCCGCATCCCCCGCTTCAAAGTCTACAGACCCGATTTCAACGTCGTCGTGTTCAATCGAAAATGACAGATCGGACGCGGGTGCAACCTTGAGCTTCGCAATCGAACCCGGTAGACCAGTGAGTGCTGTCACTGGATGAACTAGCACGTGGCCTGCGATAGCGGCCCCGTCCTCGATGCCGATACCCGGCCTGCCCGGAAAGAAGAATCCTAGATCGTAGATATAGGTATTCTCACCGTACAGCAAGAGGTACAGCGGGTTATCGTCGTCATCGGTCGCCGCCGGATCGAACGTCGCAGGAGCCGGGGGAGTAACGTGCTGGATGCGAACGAGGTACAGGCCGAAGCCTGGAGCCGACACCATGTCCAGTTCGTAGTAGGTCATGTCGTTGACCCAGTCGCCCTTGAGCTCGAACGTGGCAATGGGCAGCGTGAACGGCCCGAAGCTGGAGCCGTCTGACATATTCACTTCCCACTGCGACCCGACAACCGTCATTCCGGTTATGTTGATGGCGGTCGGCGGATTGTCCTCGAGATTCTTCAGGCGAGAGTAGAGCTCCCAGAAGTTGAGGTCGAGCTGAAGTGGCGAGAGATTGCCAGCGGTGCCCGCGCCCGAGCCCGCGCCCCACTTGGTGACGTCCGTTGTTTTGTAGTCAATGCCGTCCATGGTCCGTTATCCCTATTTGTTCGTGCGCTTGTTACCACGCGAGACGACCTCGACGTTCGGAGAATCCTTGGTCGCCGCGAACCTGATAGTGATTCGGTCCTGCGAGATCTTGTTTCGACCCTGATACTCGGTCATCACCTCGGTCTCGATGAACTGTTCACGGTCGTCCTTATTGTAGACCTTGACGACGTCGTAGGTGCGATCGGACTCCGGCCACGTGGCCTCAGGTGCCTCACCGCTGGCAGATGCACTGAGCTGGAAGACAGAGTTGCCAGCACTGCCCCACGTGATAGGCTCATTCTCGACAATCTTTGGTGTGGCGTAGATCTGGACCGCAGGCCCCGGCCGAATGGTTGGAGCCTGCGACGGACGAACGATTTGCTCGAGATGGTTAGACACTGGGAGCCTCCAAGTCTATCTGCTGTGGAATGACGAGGTCAGACACCGCGATGTTGACCACCTGAGTGAATGGGCCGCCGTCCATTGGTACGAGCTGCAACGTCACCTGAGTAGGTATTGCCTGCAGAACCGAAGAAATGGCGGCTTGATCCGTGAGTTCGCCCGCACTCGCGGCCATGATGGCCACGCGCTGGTCAGCCTCTTTGTTGGTGACAGAGAGATACGTGATTGCATTGATCGGTGTCAACCCCTTGATGAAGTCGAGGTTGTCGTCGAACGCAGCAAACGGCGGCATGAACCACTGGACATCATTGGTCTCCAGCACTGCCTTGTCGCCTGAATACTCTTGATACTCTCGATCGACGTATCCCTCGTCGACGTACATGGGAACACCGGACTCTGGCTCGTAAGCGCCGCCGTATCCAATGGCACAGGCAATGGTGATGGATGACGTCGGGTCGCCTGCGCTACCGTCGAGTGAGTGCGTGATGACCACCACCTTGCCTGTCGCCTCGCCGCCCGGTAGACGTTCGTCGTGCACGGTGCCCGCCTTGCGCAGCGAATACTGAAGCGCCGTCTCGAAGTCAGTCTGGAATGTTATGCGCACCGCGCGCGAGCGCCCGACTAGGTGCGCGCGTGCGATGAGTATCAGGTGCTCGATGCTCTGCATTCCGCGCGGTGTGTGTAGGTACGAGCGGCGCCGAACATCAACAATTGGGACAGAACCACCAAACGTTTGATCTGACACCATGTTCGCTGTCATCGCGACCACCATGGTCTCATCTTCACCGGCGTCCGTGGCAATTGGCTGTTGATCCGTATAGAGCGTGAAGTTCACGATCTGTGCAAACTCGCGGCCCGCTGTGTAGGTCACGGTCAGCGTGGGCACCGCGTAGCCCAGCGCCACGCCCACGATTTCGTACTGAAGATCGTAGCCCGCACCATCAATGCCACCCCATATTTTTCCTGTCGTCTTGACCGGGAAAAGGATGGACCCTTCTGCGAGCACGGGAATCGAGCCCTGATTGAAGATCGGATGAATGGTCAGATGCTTGACAGATAGAAACGACACATCGACCAGACTGCCGGTTACAACCTGCCAGCCATTGCCGATGTTTGCGCCGTCCTTCGGCCACGACGACACCAATCCAGACATAGTGAACGATGTGACTAGCTGTTTTCCATATCCTCCACCGAAGGCGTTGAGAATGCGATAAGAAAGATCTATCGAACCCTGCGCACTCTGCGTCCACGGGATCGTGACCTGCATTGTGATCGAGCGCAGAGGCACGGTCTCGAGCGTCAACTCCAATGAATCATAGTCCATATCTGCGGCGGGCAGGTCAACGACGCCATCCTCCGCCGTGAGAATGTCGGACAACGTGACGACGTGTGTCACCGGATCAATGTGCCACAGTGCCGACCTCGACTCCAGAACCGTATCGGGATCTTCCCACGCGTCGGGACTGACGAAGATGGGGTCCCAGTACGGAAGAACCTTGAGCGTGTTCGCCAGCGCGATCTTCTGCGCTACGAAGTCAGTCGGACGCGCGGTGAACGTCAGCGTGACAAGCGTGCTGAACACGTTCTGCGGTACGCCCATGAGCCGACCGTAGAACAGCGGCACGATATCATCTGGCTCACCACCGCCCGCACGATTGAACGAGTAGTAACACCAGAGCTTGCGGCCCGGGTTCAACAGGCCGATGCGCGGATTCCTGATGACAAGGTTCAGCCCGGCAATGCTGCCCTCCTCATGAGAGAACTCGTGCGAGAACACGTCCTCATCCTCGACATTGTGCACCGCTGGATTGAACGCCGTGCCCGGGTCCACCCATGCGAAGTAGAAATTCTTTGCCATCAGATTTCTTCCAGTTCCATGGACCAGCTGATCCGAGCGCCGTACTCGTCAGTATTCACACTGAAGTTGTTGATACGACAAACGAGGATGGGGCGGTACAGCGTGAAGCTGCCCTCGACACGCGAGCTACCGGGCACCACCGGGCGCGCGGGTGATCCCCCGACTGTCAGGTATTGCAGCTCGAACAGGCAGTGAACGGTGACCTCGAGCCCCGGCCAGACACCATCAACAGCCGGGGGAAGTTGGTCGGACCCCGAGATGCTGGACGCGTACTTGCGAAAGCCCGGAAACGAGATGTCCTTGAGTGCGCCGTTCACCGTTCGCTTGTTCTGCGCGGCCTGTGCTATCGGCGCATAGGACTGTGATAACCCGCGCGCCGAGTATGGTGGAACGCCGAACCCGGACAGGCGAAGCAGCGTGTGCGAGTTCGGCTGGTCAATGTCGTCATAGCTCGGATCCATTAGCGTGTTCCTCCGACCCAAGAGGGCTTGCGGCCCGCCGAGCGTGTCTGTCTAGAGATAGCAAACTTGGTCATGCGCCCGGCGACATCGTCGGGCATCATCAGCCCCTCGAACGTCTCGCCGAACAGAGTCAGATCCAGCGGACGCATGTTGCTCGCGCTTGGTCGCTCTTCACCACTGAACCTAGCAGACGGCGATGGTGCGATCATGTTCAAACCACCCATGGCGAACTGAGGCATCTTGAACCGACCACTGTTGACCGCGTTCATGAAGCCGACACCATACTTTGCCACCGCACGCGCGCGAATGACGTACTCGTTGTTGGACAGCCGCGCCAGAATCGAGTCCGACGTTGAGGTGCCTGCCCCGCGTATGTGACCGCCGCCCGCTGCCGTCACCGTGTCGCCGCCGCCTCCACCAGCCGGAACATCGGCCATTCCCTTCTTGATCTTGTCGATAAGATCAAGAATAGGCTTGAGCCATCCCAGCACCTTGTTCACCCAGCCCTGCACAATGCCAGCGACATAGTCGAACGCGTCCTGCGCCTTCTGCTTGACTCCCTCCCACAGGTCGATGAAGAACTGCCCGATTTGCCCGACAATGGTAGAGAAGAACTCGACGACAGCGGTCCACTTCTCGGTGACCCAAGTCGTGGCCACATCCACGCCAGCCTGGATGTTCTCCCAGAGCTTGGTGAATCCCGCTCCGATCTTGGCTGGCATGTCAGTGAAGAACTTGATGAACGCGGCGAACGCGGCCGAGATGTCCGCTCCCAGCTTGGCCCAGTCTACGGTATAGAGCCACGCCGCGAGAGCTATCGCAACGGCACCGATCAGCACCGGAAGAATGCCGAACGTAGTGATGAGCGAGCCGACCAACAATACGAGCACGCGCCCGATCGTCATGAACAGGTTTAGTCCACCGGTCAGCTTTGTGATTGCCACATAGGCCAGCAGAATACCGCCTGTCAGTTCAGTGCCGAACGCCTTGTTGATCTCGATCGCGATTTGGTCCGCAATGTCGACTATCAGCTCGAGCTTCGGAAGAATGTACTGCGTGATCACGATACCGAGACCGCGCACCACCTCGATCATCTTTGTGAAGAACTTCTCAATGCTCGGGCCGTTCTGCTCGACGAACTTTGTCAGTGCCTCACCTGCGTCGTCAAGAAACGAGGAGATGGCCTCGCTGTTTTTGTCGATAGCCCCACTGATCAGGTCGACGAGCTTAGAGAGGCCCGGGCCGAATGCCTCTTTCGCTTCGTCGGCTACGTCTTTGTAAGCTCCCCCCAGCTTGATGAGGCTGCCCGTCAGTTCGACGCCGTACATGTCGGTCAGCGCCTTCAGCGCGACGCGCTGTTGCTCGGCCCTTTGAGCTAGCTCATTCTTCTTCGCGGCTTCTTCCTGTGCCTGCTGGACACGCCTGATGTTGGCCTCTTGACGCTTGAAGTCCTCATTCAGCGCGGTGAGCGCGTGACCGTACTCGGCGTATCCAATCTTGCCCTGCGCGAGCTGCTTCGTCAGGTCATCAAGAGCGTCGTTGTACTGATTGGTCTCGCCGACAGCCTTTACCTGAGCCTTGCCCTGTGCCGCGACCTGCTGAACGTTGCGGTTCTGTTGCTCGAAGAGTTCACGGTACGCGTGAGTCGTGGAACTGGCAAACTTGGCAATACCAACGACGCTCGCAGCCAAGGCCGCACCCAGAGCGGCTGAGCGAGTTGCGAACGTGGCGAGCGCGCTGCCCGTGGCAGTCGCGGCAATCTTCAGGAGGTCGAAGTTCGTCAGCCCCGCGCTGATATCCTTCGACATGTCCTTGGCAGCCCTGCCCGCCTTCTCGGATGAGTCGGTGAACTTGTCAACTTCCTTCGCGGCCGGTGCGATCTTCTTGCCAGCATTATCAGCCGCATCACCAATCTTCTCGAAAGCGTCCGCACCATCGTCGCCCATCTTCTTGAGCTGGTCAGTAGTGACCTCGATGCCCTCGATCTTGACTTCTGATACAAGGTCTTTGTCTTCGTCAGCCATTTCGAAACGCCTCTCTGTAGTATCTGCCGAGTCTGCGGCTAACCTTCGCTACGACATCACGCAAGTGCCACTTCTTCGGAATCGTGACCGACTCCTTGCCGAAATACTGCGGGCCGCTGTCGCTCATCAAGAGTGGAGCCTTGCCCGCGCGATCGACGCGGAACAATTGCCCCGGGTAGTCGCGTGCGCGAACACCGTCGGAATCTCCAAACGACAGTGGAATCCAGAGGAGGGGCTTGCCGTGTATGACAGCCCCCTCCTCGAAGACACGCCAATAAAACACCGCGTGAGTAATGCGGATGTTGATGTCCTGCCGGCTCTCGTAAGATACCCGGGCCTCGAGACCGTCTTGCCAGCGGGCAGAGCCGAAGTTTCCTCCGGCCCTGATATCCGCCCGCCCCTCGTCAACCATTTCTTCAGACGCACGCTTCGCGGCGGCCTGCACCGCCAGAATACGCGACTCGTCGAACACCTTGACTTTCGTCTTGAACCGGCGTCCGATTTGCTTGCCGTCTGTGTACTTCAGAGTGATTGTCACGCGCCCATCTCCGTGAGTTTCTTGCTAAACTCCTTGAAGCCCCGGGAACTGCCATGCTCTGCCGCTCGCATGAGATCGAGCATCACAGCGTTTCGACGGGATTCTTCACGCGCGATGAGCTCCATCCACGCACTCAGCTGTCGGGGTGTACTGTTCCAACAGTCTCGCTCTGAGCGGCCTGCGGCGACGCACCGCTGGATGGCTCGGGCGATTTCATACCCGGAACCCATCCACGCGCGCCGGACTGGTTGACGAGCGCGGCGACCCCGTCCATGAAAGACTTTACACCTTGGGGGAATGTCGCACTGAGAATGCCCTCGAGCAGCGAGTACTGCTCGCCGATCCCGAGGCCTCTTGCGGCGTCGATGTGCGGCTTTTCACCAGCGTGACCAGTGCCCGCCGCAATGATCAAGGCGACGGCCTCGGGCAATCGAGCCACGAGAGCGACCACAATCTCATGATCAGCCACTTTCATGGACATGATCTTGCGGATCTCCGGCATTTCGAACATGATGGCCGCGATATGGTCTGCGGTGAGACCATTGACGTCCACGTCTTGCCCGCGAACGGGCACCGTGGGAAGCTTGACGTTTGCAATATCGACTAGACTGACCATTGGAATGGTGTTCCTGTTACCTTGGCGGGCTGAGCCGCATGAGTTGGGTGAGCCGGCGTCTTAGGAGACGTCGGTGACGTTCGTAAACTTGGCGAGGCCGAACTTGCCAACATTGGCACCATCGGCAGCGACGAGCACCTCGCCCTCGACTTCCATGTTGTTCCACTCATCGGAGATCATCTGGAGATCGCCGGTCGGAGTAAACGACACGTTCCAAAGATCGAGCGTGATCTTCGGACCAACGTCATTGGTGCCGACGAAACGCAGGTGGCCGGTGATTGCCGTGGCAGCAAAGATCTCTACCTCCGGGCCACCGACAGCCGCCTCATCCATCGAACCAAGCGTCATGATAGAGAGATTGTACGCGGTGAATTCCTCCATCACCATCGTCACTGTGCCGCCCTGCTCGAGAGTGATGACAAGGTCCTTCTTGCGAACACCCTCGCGCGAGCTGAAGTGCTCAAGGGTCTCAATCGCGGGCGTGACGACAAGCGATGTGACGTTGCCGAGGTCGCGAAAGCCTGCGTCGCCGGTCTTGTGAAACGTGACAATCCCCTTGCCGACCTGAAGGTTGCCGACGTTCGGGGATTCCATTGTGGGAGTGGGCATTAGGAATAGCTCCTATTCAGTTGGGAAGAACGTGTAGGTGTATGCGAAGTCCAATCGCATTTGGCCGGTGAGCGAAGACCCGGACTTCAAGTCGGTCACGCATCCGTTGTAGACCATTCCGCCGTTCGACCCGAGCAGGGTCGCCAGAGCCATGTCCCCGGCGATAGCCGCGACCAAGGCAATTCGTTTCGCATTGAGCTGCGGCCCCACATCATCGGGCAGGGGCGACTTCTCTTCGAGTAGGATGTACAACTCGGGTCGCATGATCATGACCTGAGGAGTCATAAGCATGGCGCGGCCCTGCCGTCGATTGTTGTGCACGAGCTTCGGCGTCTCGTCACCATCCAGCAACACACAAGCGGGACGGGCCTCCGTCTTGAGCAGCCCCCGATTGCGCACGGCTGTCACAATACCCGCGTTCGTCTTCTCTGCCACGCAGATAGCGGCGATGCGAACCAGAATCAGTTCCCTAGTGTCGGCCATCTTATTCCCTCCAAGAATCCCGGACTAGGTGCGGGTGCGACCCCCGGCTTAGCTCCCCATTGTTTTTGGAGTACTGCACGGGCGGTAGACTTCGGCTTCGGCTTCGGCTTTGCCCGCTTCTTCGCGGGCGCGTGCGCTGGTACAGGCTCGGGAGCCGCCGTGACCGGTGAGGGGACAGGCGGGGGAACCAGTTGGGCCGGTGAACCGATCGGGACGTACGATATCACCGGACCCTTTGGAACTGGAGATGACATCGGCTCCGGCTTTGGCGCGGGCGCTGCGTGCGGGACCACTTCAACAGTGTGACGCCAGATGAGAACGGCAGACGCTGCGATAACCATCGTCATTGCCAGCGCCACCAGAATCCACACGAACTTGGGCACGTTGCGTTTCCTAACCGATTTTGGTGATAGTGACCTTGACGGGGTCAAATACCAACTTGACCTGAACCTTCGGAACGATCGACGTCGGATTAAAGAAGAACTGGACGGCATCAGGTGTCGTGCCCGGAGACTGCTGCGGCCCCGGGGGCGGCTCTACCCAGTCCCACTTAGGATAGAGCGTGTACTCATTGATCGGGAACGTCCTGCGTCCAGTGACCCAAGCCGCAAGCTCCCATCCCGAGACCGAGAACGGCTCGATGTTGAAATACGCGAGGCCGGTGACCACGAACGTGGCGCTCGTCGGAGGTGTGGCATTTGGATTAGCGTCCAGTGCCTCCTTCACCACGTACTTCCTCAGCTTCCCTATGTTGATTGTCAACACCGAGTGGTGATTGACAGTGGAGTAAGCCCGGGAAAAGAACGGAGGGGCCTTCGTCCAGTACAGAAACTTCTGCATGGCTTTGTCGCTGATCGGTTCGGTGGTATTCGCCACGATGGTGGAACTATCTGGGTCGCCCTTTTGATACGGCCCCAGAAACATGTTGCCACGAGTGGCATTTGGGGGGCCGAGACCAGACATGAACACGGATGGCAGGCCCGCAATCTTGGCGATGCCTTTGGGCGCAAGCGGATCCCTAGAACTGATATCCCACGTGGCGCGAAGAAACAGAATGTCTTTGTTCTTTGTCCACTTCACACCCGTAACCCGCATGTCCATATTCGGTGCGAAGGCCATCACACCCTCTCGTAGAACATACAGGACAGATCGAACGCGATCCACGAGCCGTCTGGCTGCTGTCCCGACGGCGGGCGCAGAATGCGATATCGACGCTGCCTGAATTCAACAACGTCGAGCTCGTTGTCCGGCCAATTGGCCTCGACATTGTAGATGTGCAGTGCGGATACCCAGAAGCGAACGGCACCGTCTGCGAACAGGCCGCGCTCTTTCGGCGTGTACTCCAGCATCGCCATCGTCGCGGGGCGCGGAGTTCCGTTGCGAACGAGGAGTCCGTTGTTGACGCCCCTGCCCCACTTGGCGATGTGACCGTGCCACACCTGCCGCGATCGATTGTAGTCCATGGCTAGATGCTCACGATTGCGGGGAAGTTGGCCCGGAGTAGACCGAGAAACCGCCGACCATAGCTGGTTCGCCCGTACTCGGCTTCCAGCTCGCTCGACGATGAAGATGACGCCTTGCCATACGTGATGGACATACCACCAAATGACTCAGCCGTGACACCGTTGGCACCGTCACCGACGTTCACCGCCTCCCCCGCCCCACTGTTGTCCGTGGCCAGCATGTGTGCAGACAGGTACAGAATCGCCGGCTGATAGTCGGCCTCGATCCATGTCTCACCGATCCGGCTCGCGGCTTCAGCGATGATCATCTGGATCACCGCGTCTTCCTTGTCGGCGAAGATGGGGAATCTCGCCCGGAATATCTCGAGCGTTGGAACGACATATGCCATGGATCGAGTCCTTATCGGCGGGACTTGTTGCGGGCGGTCTTCGTGCGCGCGGGCGCGCGTGCAGGCACAGGCGCGGTCGCGGGCGCGGCCACGGGCTGGCGTGCCGCCTGCGCCACCTTCAGCGCGTGCTGAGGAGGAGGCGGGGGAGCCGGCTCGTGCACGGGCGGAGGAGGAGTCTGACGCGCCTTTTCTTCAGCCTGCTCTCGCTCGAGCTGAGCCGGATCGACGTCGTCGCGGACTTCCTTGCGCGCGGCGTGTCGCACGAAGTCTTCAACATAATTGGTGAGAGCGACGCGCATCTGCTGACGATGGGGCCGTATCTTTGTGCTATCGTTTGTCGGCACGATGGCGAGGAACCTGCGCAGGAGCGTGTCGTACTCTTCGAAGGCCAGCACTGCCAAGAGATTGACGACCTCCTGAACGGGCTGCGGAATCTTGCCTTCGCCGGCTCCCGCGACCATGACAGTCTCGCCGGGTGCACGAAGTGACTTGAGTACCTCGTCGCCCATGTCTGCCGCCACGATCTTGCCAATGCCGACAAGCACGGGCAGGTTCCTGCGATCATAGAATACGCGCGGGCCGTTGCCGAGATTGATAAGGTCTACTCGCATGGTTTCCATTGTCCTATCCCAGACACCATTGAAGAAACAGGCCGCCGGAGGGTGTCACTCCAGCGGCCTGCCCGCGTTACGCTACGAGGGACGCTTTACGACAGCTCATCCGAAGTGAGGATGCCGTCGACGTAGCGTACCGCACCCGGGCGCCGAACTTCCAGTCCAGCGAGACGGAAGATGCCGGGAACGTCGAAGACCAACGGGCCGGTCTGCCAGACGGGCAGGAACCTGTGAGTCATCGGGATGTGCATCTTCAGGACCTGCGGGTCCCGACGATACGCGATCATGCGGCCCGAACCGTTCTGGCCTGCCGTCTCCAAGCCGCGAAGAGTGCGGATGGTGAGCGGACGACCGGTCTGGTGCGAGTAGACGTTGTTCGCCAGCAAGAACTGGAGAACGGTCATCGTGGTGTCGGGAATGCGCTTCGTGGCGATGATGGTCATTGCGCCGACGGGCAGCAAGATCGTATCCGCGATCTCGACCGTGAGCGAGCTGACGTACATGCCAGTCAGTGCATCGTTGACATCCTTGAGGATCTCGTCCGCGGTCTTGGCATCCCACGTGGTGTTGCCACCGACGTTGGACGCAAGGACAGCGGTGATCCCGGGATAGTTCATGATCCCGTAGATCGACTTCTCCGCCTTGCCGCGAAGAGCCACGTCATCGACGAACTCTTCGTAGGCACGGCGGGCCGCACCTGCCCGATCGGCGGACAGGTTCATACCCGGGATCATCATCGCCTGACCCAGCTCTTCGAGCGTCCAGCGATAGCCGATGTCGGCCATCTCGACGCCGACTTCGTGCTGTGCACGCTCGACGTCGGCGATGTGGATGTCCTTGGCGGTGTGGTGGAACCAGTTCGCCTTGCCGACCTTGTCCAGCGAGTAGTAAGAGACGGACTTGGCCCACTCGTTGGCGGAGGTATCCACCGGGATGAGAGCAGGGTACTGGATGTCGGGATACTGGATCTCGACGACCTGACTCTCGATGTGAGCAGTCTGGGAAACGAGAAATCCCATGGCCTGCTGGTCAGTGACCATATGACGTCGCATAGTTTGTCTTCCTCATGTGAGGTTGGAGTTGAAGGGGAAACGCGGTAGACTGGCGCGGCCCCGTGGGACCGCGTCAGGTGTTAGGTAGCGTTGCGGTCGTAGCCGGCGAAGTAGGCGATTGCGCGCCCGCCGACGCCGCACGAGGTGACCCACCGCGCGCCCTTGACAAGAATGCCGCCCGAGATCTTGAAGATACCGGTCGCAGTGTCAAAGTGAACGATGTCGTTGGCGGCAACCGCGACAGACGGCTCCAGCCAAACTTCACCCTTCTTCAGAATGCCGACGTTGTTCGGCGGCAGATACGCGTCCTGTTCGGCACCGAGCGTGATGTCACGCACGGAGACGCCACGGAACGCGGCTGCGGTGCCACCGAGCACGACGCCCTTGTCGGACAGCGTGCCCTGCGAGACAGCGCGACCGAACGGAATGCCCGGGGAAGCGGTTTCGCAGAGACCGGTGACAGTGTCGAAATCCGAGCCGCTGATCGTGCCCGGACCGGGAGGCGACATGCGCTCGGAGTAGGAAGTCTGAACAGCCATTGAAGTTTTCCCTTGTGGCTATGTTGAAGATGATAGTCTGTGCCGTTAGGCAAACGATGGTCGAACGCGCGGGGCCTGCCCGCGCGCCCGGGTGTTACTGACGAGTCGCCGGCTCGGGGGTCTTCCAAGCGTTGGAGATCTTGGCGTCATAGCTGTCGTACCGCTTTTCGGACTGCGCAGCCGCATCACCGATCGGCGGCGTGGAGAACGCGCGGGCGGTAGCGTCAAAGCCCGAGCTGTCCTTGGCCTGCACGCCAGCGGTCAGGGTGTCGAACGACACCTTCACCTGCTCCGGCTTCCAGTCCTTGGCAACGGCGCCGAGCTTGGCGTCGACCACCTGACGCATCACCTCGTCGACGGTCTTGCCATCGACCACAACGGTCGAAAGCAGGGCCTTCGCCTTGTCGGCCACGATCTGACGATCCTTGACCATCGCGTCCAGCTTGTCCGGCGTGAGGGCCGAATCCTTGAGCTGCGACTTCAGGGTTGCGATCTCCGCATCCTTGGTCGCATTCTCGGTGGTCAGCTTGGCGATCGCCTCGCCGCTGTCCTTTTCGACCTTCTTCTTTTTCTCTTCCTCCTCCTCGCCCTTCTTCTTTTCGAAGTTGAAGGCGTCGGCGGCCTTGGCGAGTGCCCGGGTCACCACCTCGACGGCGGTGTCGGACATTTCGCAGGTGATACCGTCAACAATCATCGTCTTCATGGCAGGTTTTCTCCGTTGGTTGCCATTGTCAGAAATCAACTCCAACAGCATGTCGATGGCGAGCAGGCCGCTCGTGTCATCCGCTGCTAGTGCTGCCGTCCTCGCATCCCGCAGAGCGCGAGTATGCACTTTCCCATCCTTCAAGAACGGGTAGTCCGTGTCGAGCAGGCACACCGCGCCCGCCCCTCCGTCGAGAGGGTCAAGGTCGTTGACCTCTCCCGCCCGAATTGCTTTCACGCCAAGCATGATGGCGTTGGAAACTTTTGCTGCGTCACCGATGGACAGTACCCTGCCCCCGCGCGCCTGATCCACGACCGCGATGTGATTCACGCGAATGTCGATCTGACGGCCGTCATAGGTCTCGCCCGTCGGCGTGGTGCCCTCGCCCCACGCGATGTCGCAAGTGTAGCCCGCCGAGAGCTGGATCTTGCCGCCCTCGACCTTGCGCACCATGCCAGCGTCCATGAGAACCATGGGAACTCGCACGTACTCACCATCTCGAAGCACGTCTTCGCCAGCAATGCCGCGACTGACATCCTTCCAGCTCTTCGAGTCCACGGGCTTCTTCGGATGGTCGTCGGTGAAAGGCTTGCCCGCGAACGACTTCATCGCATCAGCCTTGAACACCTCCTCCGGGGCGCGGTAGATACGGACAATGTCCTTGTCCTTGATGCCGAGCTCGGAGCCGCGATAGAGCTGGATGCCGGTGCGGGCAACGCGCGGCATTGCCGCGAGATACCCGTCCTGTGTCTTGCGCACCTTGGCCCCGTCGTCGAGCTCCATGACCATGTCTGTAAAGTGGAACATCACTGTCTCCAATATCGCTGAACCCACGATGAGTCAGCCTGTGCCTGCGTGGACCACGGCTTGACGCGGCCGTGAAAGAAGACAAGCCGATGCTTGCCGGTGAAAGCCCTGCTGATCCGTAGATGCAGCGGGTATGACGCGAACTCGGGAAAGGGCACGTCGACGCTCCCCTCCTTGCCCACCAGATTCATGGAGAGCCACGCCTGATCAGAACCCAGCCATCCATCCTGCTTCGCCGCGAGCGGCGACGTCTGCGGATCGAAGCTCGACCAGATGTGCTGGAGGTCACCAGCGGTAAACATCTGGAACGAACCGTTGTAAACCTCGGGATGGTAGGTGCCTGCGAGCTTCCACCCGACGAACCTGCCCTGCGTCTCGAGTATCCTGCGCATGTCCCCGCACACGATAGTGTCGAGGTCCAGACTGACGACACGGTCCCCCGCTTCAATGCCCATGTCCCGCTGAGTGGCCCTGTCGTAGAGCTTCAGCCGGCGATAGCACGAGGGTAGTGTCGGCTTCGTCGCGTTCACCAGATTATCGCCGTCCCTCCAAAGTCTGAAGGTATCACAGTCGATACCGCCCGGTTCATCGGTCACGCAGACCACACGAACGGGGGAGCGCTGCATCGTCGCGGTGTTGCGAAGGAGCATGGCGTTCATGACGTTGACGTGCTCGTACGTGTAGCGCCTGTCACCGATCATATTGTCCTGTCCCCACTTCCACAGGACGATGTGCGTTCTCATAGCTCCCTCTTCCATTCGAAGCGAACAGGATTGACCGCCTTGTACGGCGGCCCCTTGCGCTTGGCGTTCAGCTTCTGGTTCAGCGGCGCGTAGAACGAGCCCTCCTTGCGAGAGAGCTTGGTGTTCGCGTCGAATATGTCCTCCGAACGGAAGACCGTGGTGTAGAATGCGTCGATGGGCAGCTCGACAAGGCCAGCGCCACGCGCACACTTGCGGAAGTTACCGTCTGAGCCGTACCAGCCTGCGAAGTCTTCGTCATACCCACCCATCGCCCAGAAATCATCGACTCGCATCAAGAACGAATTCGGGTGTGGCCTGTGCACACTCTCGCCGCTGGTCAGGCGCTGATCCGGCATGTAGTAGTGACCAGTCACCGCACAGTACTCGACGAAGCCCAGCATGCGACCAACCTGATCACTTGGAACAAGATGGTCCATGTCGGTCATGTATACCCACTCAGTCTGCGCCTCCTGCATCGCCAGATTGCGCGCCCCGTCCTGATTCCACGGGATGTCCTTCTGCACGCGATACACCGCAATATCGACGCCCGTGTAGCCAAAGAAGTTGACCACCTCCGACGCGACCACGTTGGGACTGGCGTCATCCACGATGATGATCTTGATGAGCGTCTTCACAAACGATGAATACTCATGCCACTCCGCCAGATGACGGAGAAGCATCTCTTCATTGTCGTAGAAGGCGTAGACCAGCGTTACCTGTTTCATGCGCGCCCCGTCCAGTAGTCAGTGCGCAGGTCCGGCCTGTCCGCACTGTAGCCCAGCGACGAGTTGCCGTCGCCCAGCGTGTGGTTCACGAGGCAGGGGACCCGATACAGGATTTCCTTGCCGCGCGCGTTGATACAGCGCCCGAACACCGCGTCGATGTTCTTGTCGCGAGTGAGATCGCTCGTGAGCTCTCCGAACTTCAGGTCACCGAGCAACTCCAGCGCCTGCCCGCGCGAGAACACCATGCACTGCGCGCCCCATGTCTTGTGAGCCTGCTGAAGCCCGCTGCCATGCCAGCCCGGGCGCAGTCTCATCATCTTCTTCGTGTGGCGACGAGGCAGATACAACGACAGGCCGCCTGCCCTCGAGAATGTCACGCTCTCCTTGAGTGCGGGCAACTCCCGATCGAGAGCATCACGTGCGCCCTTGGCCCAGACTATGTCATCTTCGCACACCATCAGCCACTCGTCGTCTCCCTGCGAGACCAACATACTGAGAGCGAGTTTCCAGTTTCGCATGTTGCCGAGCGCCGGAACGTTCTCGTGCACGCTCAGCAGCGTGCCGCGAATACCGGGCATCGCGTCTGAGCACACGAGCAACGGTCCCGTGAAGCCGCCGTCGTGACGCCACGACTGAATGGACTCGTACAGCGTATTGCGCGGGCGCGGTGCCGTGATGATAGCTGTCGCGATCATAACTTCACCAGCCAATGCTGCGATCCCAGACGGTAGTTCTTCGGATGACCCTTACCGAATACCTGCACGCGCGGGCCGAATACCTCGTGAACGGCCCGCTGCACCCCCGGCCATCCATAGTCGTCGCCTGCCATGATGCCGCCCTTCTTCATCTTTGGCAGGAAGGCCGCGATGTCATCGCGCACGGCTTCGTAGGTGTGGTCACCGTCGATCATGATGAAGTCGATTGAAGCGGGGGAGTAAAGTTGGACCGCGTTCAGCGACATCATCTGGATCGGATTGATCAGATGCAGCACAGGCGCGACGTTGCGCTTGAACTGCTCGAACAGCGGCACCTGCTCGGTGTTGAGCAGCTTTTGATGCTGAGTGTCGCGCAGGTCCACACCGCCGTCAAGCCATGGATCGATGCAGTCGAACGTGATGTGCTTGCCGCTATTGTGGATTTCCACGCCCATCAGCGCAGCACTGCGGCCCGCCCACGATCCGATCTCGACGAAGTGCTCGCCGCCCCGGGCCGCACGCACGACGTCGATATACGTCTGCTTGAACGCCGCCCAGCCCGGTATCGTCGTGTAGAAGTGGTCCATCAGATAGCTCCTGCTTCGATTTCGTCCAGTAGGACATTCCAGATATCGTTGCCGCACCGCTTCTGCTCGTCGAACAGAAACGGACACTCGTAGTAGTGGTGCATCGTCCATCGCACCGTGAAGCCGGTCACGAACCAACCGCCGTCTGGTCCGCGCACCATGTCGACGGCACCCCACTTGATGCCCTCCTCGGTGAAGAAGCGGTTCGCGAGAGCGTACAGCTCGACGGTGTGATCGTCGACGTCGAGCCTCAGGACAGGTCTAAGCTGCCCTTGACCTTGTGCCACAGACCGATCGTCGCCACCTTCTCGCCTGAGGATAAGACGCTGACGTCCAACAGCGATAACGCGGTATTCAGCTTCGCTGTCAACGTGTGATTGCCAGAGCAGATAACCGCGCTGCGTTTGCTGGTGACGGCACTTGATGCCGATGTCGCTGAAGGCGTATCGGACTTCCTTGTACGCGTCTTCGAGGTTGGCGATGATCCGGACATTGTGCGAGTTCTCTCCCTCTGAGCTCTTGGACACGAACGGTATCGTCATTCCACGGTCGAGCCACCGCTTGGCCGCGCCCGGTGAATAGAACACGTGAGTACGTGGCATCCATCGAGCGAGCTGCCTTGCCTGTTCCAGCTTGTCGTCAAACAGACACGACGCACGGTACGACGGTATCAGGTTCAGCTCGGGGCGCATCGCCATGATGGCCATGCACCGCTTGTGAAGCAGACGCACCTGCGGTTGATGGTGCATGTGCATGAACACGTTGCCAGTGTCTGGTTCGCGCGGGTTCTCGAAGAGGTGCGCGTCATGGCCCCGGGCCTGCGCAGCTCTCGCGAGTTGGGTTCCCCAGTCGTGAGAGTCGTTGAAGGCCCAGAGTTTCATGACGCGCTTTCTTCAGTTAGCGAATTGCGCCGGCGACGCCCGGGGGATGCCAGGACTTGGTTCCGTCGGCCGCGATACGCGGAGTGTTGCCGTTGTCTTCGCGACCCAGCTTCGGATCAGGTGCGCCGATCTCGCCGTCTTCAGCGTCAACGGTCTTGCGATCCTTGAGTCGCTCTTCCTCGCGCGCCATGTTGCGCGCGTGGCCTTCCTCGTTCTGTGCAGACAGCTTGTCCTGTCGCTGCTTCACCGCGTCACGGGCTTCCTCGACGCGAGCCTCCGGTGCGTTGAGTCCCAGATCGCGCTGGCCTTCGCTGCGAGGGCGGCGATCGCCGTCGTGCGCATAGCGCGAACGGTCGTCCTCGTTCTCACCGTGCGACCTGCCGAGATCGGAGACGGTCTCGCCTTCAGGCTTTCCGCTGCCGACATACCCGCCTGACGCGTGGCCAGTGCGGGCAAGGTTGGCGGCATCCGATTCACCGTGAGGTGCCGGATGAGCTGTTGGATGTGGTGTCTTGGACATCGTCATCTTCTCCAGTGTCTGTTCCCCTCGCGTGATGCTGGACGGTGCGGGGCCTGCCGTCGCGTTACTCTGGAACGAAGACACACCGACAGCGCGGATGCGCGGGTATGAGTGCTCGTGCCGTGTTGATCTTGTACGGACCGTCCTCAGATATGCCGTTGCACACCTTGCAGACATCGTCGTCGCCCGCCGTCTGCACTGCGACAAGCGGATTGCGCTCAAGATTGCGCTCGAACCGCCGAATGCGCTGCACCGTGCGACCACTCGGCCCCTCGGGATTGTTGCGCGACCTGCGCGACGTGCCCGGGCCGCTCGGGTCCAGTTTCTTCTTGCGCTTCGCGTCTCCCACGCGCGCGGGGGCACGCAAGCGTTCTGGCAGCAGACCAACCTTGCGCACACCCGCCGCCTCGTACACGTCGAGTGTCGCCTCGCTGAATGCCTTGACGACGATCAGCTCAACCAACGCAGCAGAGCGACTGACGCCAGTACGATCAATAACGCGGTACACTGACCGAACGATAGCGGAGGGTCGCTGCCCATTGAGTATCCCAGCCGCCACGGCTCGAACGGCCTGCTGACTGACTGCCTCGATGATCCCTTGGAGTTCCACCACGGCAAGCTGGAATAGGGCTTCTTGCCTGTCACCCGCATATCTGGAGACATGTGCTGCGCCGACTTGCGCCTGCGCGAATGACTGCCCCGCATTGTATCCCCTCTCGATGAAGGTGCGCATCCACGAACCGTCGCCCGCGAGCACCTGTGCCTGCGCGATGTGGTCGAACCACCGCTGGAACATCTGTATCTTCGTCGACCCGCCCTGTATCGAGGGATTGGCAATGGCCATCAAGCCCTTGCTCCCCATCGACAGGATATCCTGATCCACTATCATGGTGCGCGTGAGCACCCGTAGTCCGCGCCACTTGATTGCCAGCGTCGAGTTGAACGTGGTGCGCAACGGGCGCGTGCCCGTGGGATCGATCGACACCACGCGCGCATCGCCGGTGCAACACGAACAGATGCTGTCGGCCGCGAACTGGTGACCGTGAAATTTCAGCACTTGCTCTTCTCCCCACACATAATCCACGCGGTCCCGATGACGAAGCAGACCATCGTCACGACAGTACCTGAGAAGGCATCGTGGAACCACGCTGCACCCGACACAACGGCCAGACCTGTGATGACGTAGAAGGTGTTCATCTCAGTTTTGATACCTGATGATCGACGCCGACAGCGAGAAGGTGCCGCCCGCGGATGCAATGTCGGAGCCGAAGTCTACCAGCGCGATGAGTTCGTCAGCCGACGACAGACCACCTCGCGACTTGTAGTAGACACCGTATCGTGCGGTGATCGTCGACGTGACCCACGACACGCCACCAAGCGTGACCTCGATTCGGTCATTCGTCGCGTCGATCGCAGCGACTGTCACGGTCGCGGCCGCGCCTCCTGCCGTGTAGCCCGTGCCAGTGACCTGATGGGTCTCGACGTCGTTGAGGAAGTTGTCAGTGTCCTTGTTCGCGGTGTATGCGTTGGTGAGCAGCATGCACTTAAACGAGTCGGTGTCGAAGTCGATAGCGCCCTTGACTTGGTTCCAGAGTGCGTTGTTATAGATCAGCGAAGCCATTTCATTCTCCCTAGTTCATGCCGAACTTGTCACGAGTCCACGCCCAGATGGACGCGAAGGTCCGCTTGGTCCATTCGGGCTGCGGTATCTGCCATCCAATGACAATGCCCAGCGCGATCATTGCGAGCGTCCACATGTTGCTATTCCTCCGTCTCTGGTTTGCGCGGACGCCGTGCGCGCCCGCTGGCCTGACGATGCATCTCGTCCTGATCATGCTCGTCTGGTGCGAACTCACTGGTCGAGCGGCCACTGAACTGCCCGCGAGGCGAGTGGTGCAGACCGTCCTCGACGGTGTCAACCTCGTTGTTGAAGCCGGTCTTGATCTCCTCGAAGATCTCGGGGCCGAACACCAACTCGCCGTCGTACGCCTTGAGGCTCATGAAGTCAATGTCACCACCGTCGTAGGTGATCGTGACGTGTGGCGTGTAGTCATCGTATGACCACGACGCACCCCGGTCCTTCATGTCGCGCCAGCGCCAGCTCAAGTCGGAGCTCGCGAACGCCAGCACAATTGCGCTGCCGAACTTCTCGAGAACGCGAGGTCCCCCGGCTTTCACCGTGAGCGTGCCCTTCTCGTTGCCGCTCCACCCGTCGTTGCCCATGGCAATCCAGTCGACCGGCTCCTTGCTGTACGCGATGGTCACGTGCATGTCAGTGAGGCTCGTCTTGAAGCCCGCCTTCTTGGCCCATGCCTTCACCGCCTTCTGGTTGATCAGGTCGCGACGAACATAGAGCGTGCGAGGTGTGACCGCGTCCTGCATGCGACGCACCATTGCGTCAACAGCGGCATTCGGCGCTCTCTTCTTCGCACCCTTCGACGGCGGTTTCTTCGTCGGCGAAGCGAGGAGCTTGGGCTGCGGTCCTGCAATCTGCTTCTGTGCATTTGATGCATCCGGGTTGGTTGAAGCGGGGGCGCCGCCTTGAGCCAGCATCTCGGCGGCCTGACGGGCGGCCTCTTCCTCGTCGATAGCGGCCTGCTCCAGATCGGGATCGTCGTCGAAGTCTTCGATGATGGCTTGGAGCCCGGGATAGGTGCCGTCTTCGATGAGCTGTGCCTCGCGAGCCTTCTTGAGCACGACCTCGTTGATAAGTCCCGCGTCGACATCAACCTTGAACGTTTCTGCCTTGGTCTTGGCAACCGTGGCCTTTTCTGCCGGCGTCATCTGCCACAGGGGCCGCCAATTGTAGTGGATGTCACCGTGATCGCCCTCACCAGACGACGGCATCGCGCCGAGTGCACTGCGAATGAGGACCTCGTCGAGCCGCACGAGCGTCGGCTGCACCTCGTTCTTCTGCTTGGAGCCGACGCCGTCGTAGTAGTTACGAAGGTCGCCTTCACCGGTAGACGACAGCCCTGCCGGCGACTGACCGAGGAAGCGTGTCGCAGGTATGTCGACGGCACCGCACGCCACGAGCAGGAACACCTTCTGCACGTCCGGCATGCCTGCGAACTCGGCCTTGATGCGCTCCCACTCTTCTTCCTTGTCGAGCAGCAGAATACCGAAGATGGACTTCGATACGTTGGCAAAGCTGAAACGCTTCTTGAGCCTCGCCTCGTAGTCTGGGTTCATGATGTTCTGCGACAGGCCCGGTATCTTGATGACGTCGAGCTTGGCCTCGGCGATCAGCTGCACGAGCGATGCGTTAACCGAGCCGGCCCCGATGATGGCGTCGTACACAGACTGGATGATGCTGTCGCCCCAGCCCTGCGCCAGCGCGGGATCAGGAATCTCGTTTCCGATGAAGCGGACCACGCGCGACGGGTGCAGACGCAGCGACGCTGACGCGTTGCCGCTCTGCGTGTAGTATTTCGGCTCACCATAGTAGGGCGAGAGTACGTCCCACTCCATCTCGCCAGCCTGAAGCTCATAGCGCGACACCGCATGCACGAACTCGAGACAGCCCTCATCGAGATCGTCGAGCACGACCTCCTCTTCAGGCTGCTTCCCGTCGTTGATGCCGAGCACGAGACCGCCGCCCCCGTACAGTCGGCCGCGCTGCATCGCCGTTCGCACCTTCATCTGGATGGCGAGGTCCTTCTCAATGGTCTCGATCGCCTCGACCTCGTCGGGGTCTGCCTGCCACTCGCGCCACTCACGCGTCGCGTCGTCGACAGGGATATCAACGGCCTTGCGCGCAATCCAGTCGGAGCGATACGCTGCGTCGAGCTCGACGCGGTTCATCTGCGAGAACGCGAAGGTGGTGCTGAACGCCTTGTCCTTCTCGGTGCCCATGCCAGTGACGAGGTTCTGCAGACCGTCGGTCATGTCCTTCGTCGCGCTGTGCGGGCGACTGTTGCCTAGTGTCTTGGCCGCTGCACGTGTGGCACTGCGAGTAGACGCAGCGGCCACGCGCGAAACTCCTGATTTCTTCGCCATCTCTACTCCGCCCATGCCATTGATGTATCGTACGCGTATTGATTGCCGGTGCACTCCATGAACGCACCTGCCGCACCGTCAACCTGATCTTTGTACTTCGAGTTCGGAAACGCCTCGTGCTCGTCGAGGAAAGCATCGTTCCACGGCCTCACCAGCATGCTGATGTTCCCGCCCTGCCACTGCGCAGCATACGGATCAGCACGAAGCTCCTTTGAACCAGTCACGCGCTTCGCATACGCCAGATAGCCCGCGAGCATCGCTATCGTGCGCTCGGCGCTCTCCTTGCCGCCCGAACCCGGCTCCTGCTCGGTGTAGATCTCAACGTTCATCTTGCCGAACAGTGCCGCGTCTTGCTCGGCAGTGTTCTTGATGACATTCTCGCGCTCGAGCGCGCCCCACTGATCGCGAACGACGTCACTGATGAGCCATCCACCGTCCTTGATAACGTGCATGCGAATGCCAGCCGTGTACGCTCCACCGTCTTGCGTGCCCGCCTTGTCCCAGTATCGCACCGTCTTCAAGATACGCTTGTCCTCAGGCATCACCTTCGTGAGCTTGATACGGTCGAGGGGGAACATGCCTCCCCCGACTATGATCGGCGATTGCTGGTAGAGCGACTCCCATGAAGCAATGGTGCTCGCGTTCTTGCGCTCCATGAGGAACGTCTTGGACTTGAACTGCGGGAACAGCGGCACGCCCCGCTTCCGTCGAAGGTCGTATGGGCGGGGGAGCTCGGGATTCAGGCGAGTGGACAGCGCCGGAAACTTGAGCACCTTGGCGTCGGGAAACTTCTTGATGAACCTGCCCGTGGGATCGTCGACGTGCCACCGAGTAGCCATGAGTATCATTCCCGCGCGATCGGTGAATCGCGTGAAGAAGTCGTCCATGAGCCATGCCCATGCCTTGTCGCGCACGAGCTTCGAGCTGGCCTCGGCCCTGCCCTTGATAGGGTCATCGATGACGCCTAGGTCCAGCGTCTTACCCGTGATCTGCCCGTTGACCGTGGTGTTGCGGAAGTAGCCCTTGCGCCCGTCGAACTCGATGAGCTTCGAATTACGCTTGGTGCGGTTCGCGATCGTGACAACGTTCTGCGCACCGATCATGGTGTCCGGGAACACCATCCCATACTTCTCGCTTCCCATCTGACGCTGCATCGCGGTGTTCGCGTCGACACCGAGATCGGACGAGAAGGAGGCGTATATCATCTTGAAGTCAGGGTTCTGCCCCGCTGCCCATGCAAGGAAGTCCTGTATGTTGCGCGTCTTGCCGTGCTGAGGTGGTGCCTCGAGAATCAGCTTCGGCCGCTTGCCCGCGACGAGGTCGTCATAGAACTCTTGCAGAGCGAGGCTGATAGCGCGCGGGAACCAGCCGATGACCAGCTCGGGGTCCATGAACCGTCGATATGCCCACAGCGACGAGCGAGCCTCGATGGCCGCGCTCTGCCCGATGAGGTCGATATCCTCTTCCGTGTAGTATTGCGAGTTGTGCCCGGGCTTGCCGTGATCACCGAAGTCATCGGGCATGCGATGGAAGTTCACGTGACGACGATCCTAGACTTGCCCGTGCGAGGTGCGCGATACACCTGCCACAACGCGAGCGGTGACGTGCTCATCATGAGCAGGCGTACTCTGCGACTCTCGTCGATGTGCTGCTCCCACAGAGCCCTCGCAATGGTCGTGAGGTCTGCCATGATGTGCTCGGCGCTGGCGTTGGTCCACGTTGCTGACGTCATGACTTGCTCCCATACAGCGAGTTCAGCACGATGAGGTATCCCGAGCTCAGGCCGCCCAGCAACGCGTCGAGCGCTCTATTGGCCTCGGTCGGTCCCCATATCATGTACACGATCAGGATAGCACCGTATCCCAGCGTGATGATGGTCGCGTGAACCAGCTTGAAGATAGCGTCAGTGTTCATGCGAGTGGCCTCCGATACGGCGCGAGCAGCTCGCGCACCACGTTCCACATGGACTGCACCGTGTCGCGCTGCACCTGACTCACCTCGTCACCGCAGGCCATGCAGGTCGGGCGTCGAGGGCCTGCCCCGTTCACGCAGATGGGACCAAGGTGCACGCGCCCGCACACCGTGATACGTGAGCTCGGTCGCGTGGTCACAGGATGCCCGCGAACCCGAGCAGCTTCAGCAGCATCGCACCGCCGATGATGAGAATCAGGATGATGCTCACCCACTTGGCCAGCTCAGCGTCTGTGATGAGCTTGCGCACGCCCCACAATGCCAGCATCAGCACGCAGAACAGAACACCCTCGATGATCAGAAACTGTACGACAGCACCTGCACTCATGTCGATATATCCCTTGGCTCTGGGTTGCGGATTGCCGACTGGACCGTGGAAGTACCAGTACAGACGCGGAAAGTTCTCGCGAACATAGTCGAGCACGCTACCCGCGCGCCCCGTCGACATTGTCGCGCTCGTGCTCGGCCTCGAGAACGCGAGCAATGGTGCGCAGTGCGTCTGTCGCCATGATGATGTTGGATATCAGCACCACGGCGACGTCGAGCGCGGCGGCCTGCGACTCGCGCCCCACACCGGGGTCAAACGTGCCCTCGCCCTGCGCCGCCGACCGAGCGATCGGCTCGAGCATCAGACGAACGCGCTGTTGAATCAGCTTCTCGGTCTCACTGTCAATGCTATGCATCACCGCTTCCCTTCTCGTTGTCGTCTCGCGCGGACTCCTCGTCCTCGGTCTCTTCGTCAGCATCGTCGTCGATGCTATCCACGTCGATACCCTCTGCGTCGAGGGCCTCATCGTCGTCGCGTTCCTGCGCATGGACAACGGCCCTGCCGACAGCCTCTGCGAGCGAGAGCAAGGCCGGGGGAATAGGAAGCCCGCGTTCCTTGAGCCGCTCGACTGCCTCCTGCGCATTCATGCGGTGATCCGTCTTGTCCTTGACGTCGATCTGGAGCGGCATGACCTTCTCGAGCATGCGACCGAAGACGGCGGGCTCAGCACGCGACAGCCACACCAGATAGCCAACTGCGCCGTCCTTGCCCTTGCCGTTGCGCCCGCTCATCTCGGCGGCCTGCATGATAGCGTCCTTGAGCTTCAGCGTGAACTTGTTTGGGATGCCCTTCTTGCGTCCGCTGTTCCCCTTGGCGAAAGGGACGAGACCCGTGGTGTTGCGTCCCTTCTGCGGGCGTCTATCAGCTGGAGCCTTGAGGGGCTTCTTGTTCTGCCCTCCACGTCCCTTCTTGACAGTCACCTTCGCAGCTCGTTTCGCCACTTGAACCCCTCATGTTGTTTTCACGGAAACGGAAATCGGCACGCGCTGCGCACCACCGACGGGGCGGTGGGAGGCAGGCCGCATGTACTAGAGCCGTGACGCTAGGCCAGCTCAGTCACCCGATACTCTTCAGTGCTCACCGTACGACCGAGCATGTTAAAGAGCATCTTCGTTCTCCCGTCCTTGTTCAAGCGCTCCAGCTTGCCGGTCAAGCCGGCGAAACGGCCAGAGCGGGGGACTGCAATGTCCCCACGCGCGAACAGCTTCTGGACGGGGTCAACGTAGTAACCGCAGTCATCGACAGACACGGTCAAGAAGAACTGGAGCTCATCATCCGCCAGAACGGCAGGTCTCTCGCAGATCACCAAGACGTGACTGACACCACGGGTGCCCCTGATGCGCCAGTACTCGCTGCTCTCGCGAACGAATACGTAGCCCTCGAACAGAGGCGTCACCTTCCGAACACCACGATAGTTGAAGTGCGCGGCCCTTATCATCGGCATTTCCACTTCGAACCCGGCCTTGGACAGCTCGCGCTTGGCCTCGAACTCGCATTGCTCGCCCGTCACGACGACGTGCCAACCTTTGACTGCGATGCTTGTGCTTGATTTGCGCTTGCGTGCCATGTGGAACCGGTTGAGTGAGAACCCCGAGGCCCTGCCAACACAACCGGCCCGGGGCCATGGCTGAAGCTTGTGCCACGCCAGCCGTCCAGGCCGCAATCGCAGGAATATAGATACCGCTCGCGCAATATCGCCCGCTCGTCGGTGTGTGCTCGTGTACGTTGCACACGCGCCACGCGCCGCCGCGCGCGCTATGGGGGCGTTTTTACAACCTGTGTTGCAGTGCCGTTGTTCTTGGTACTGTAGGTCGCTTTCACTTTTAGCGGCTGTTCCCCCGCCTCATTGCAACCTTCCAATCCAATTCGCAACGAGCACCTTCATGGGACGCTGCACCGAGCCCCAAAAATAGTTATGCACAGGCTGTTAATAACCGCTTTTGGGCTGGCCCCGCGGACGCCCCGGGCGCTAACCTGCCCCGCGCTGCCACAACTTCCACGCTGCTCAACACCGAAGGCCACAACCATGCTCCGTAGTCACCTGCCTGCGATTGCCGCCATCTCACGAACACCCGCGCTTGACTACCGAGTGCGAAGATACTTCGCGCTTGGCAGCACACTTCTCATCACAGAATGTCCACGCGCTGGCCTGTCGCAGGCGGACTTGGTCCTCTGTCTGGTGCGCATAGGCACTCCACGATCGCGAGCAATCGCCGAGAGCCTCATCGGCAAGCCTATCACGATACTACCAGCGTGTCGCCTCACGTGGTCGTATAACAAGCAGACCCCTTCCATCGGGACGCAGCCCGTGGTCACGTGGGTCAGCGACGAAGTCTTGCTGCGCAGGGGCACCCGCCTTGCACTCACGTTCCCGGAGTTCAAGTGCGGTCGTACCCTCGAGCAGCTGAAAATGCGCGGCGTGTCCAACGGGGACATACGCCGAGTGATGAAACGCGGCTGGGTCAAGATGACAGGAGCACGGGCATGAAGAAGGCAGTCAAGAAGGCCAAGGCCAAGGCACCGGCGACGGTGCACCCGCACGACCGCGTTCTGCATCCTCTCGTCACGCTGGAGGCACTGCTCGCCGATCCACCGCAGGCCATAGACAAGTGGCTGCTGATTCCCTTTCCCGAGCCGCGATTCGCCGGTCCCGCCAATCGGCAGAAGTTTCTCGACGCCGTGGCGCACGCTCGTGTCAAGCTCATTCACGACAAGTTCGGTAACCTGTACGATCATGCGCGGGAGCTGAGCGACGCGGGCGGCATTCTGCGCGTCGAGATCAAGCGCATCCGTAGCTGGGTGAACATCACCAGCAACTTCACGTTCGTAGACGGCAAGAAGGTGGACACTGAATGAAAGTATTTCTCATCATCTACAACATGGCCGGCTCTATCGTTCACGTGTTCGGCCCCGTTGACCAGACGTACGACCAGTGTCAGGAGGCGGCGGCTCGCATGACGATGCAGGCCATCGGACGACAAGACATCGAACAGCTCGTGTTCAACTGTGAGTACCGTAAGACCAAGCCCCACATACAAGAGTTTATCAAACCGAGGACAACAGCATGAAGACATTTGCACTCACCGCCTTCGCACTCGCCACTGTCGGCTTCTCAATTGGTGCCTGCTCCAACGATGCGCAGGTCGCCTCGTACAATCTCTCGCAGGCCGCAGACAACTTCGGCATCAACCGGCGCATCGTATTCTACAACGGCATCACCAACGACTACATGCTCACGATCGAGGGCCTGTGCTCGCAGGAACATTCAGACAAGAAACTCGCCGTCACTTGCAAGACAGGTGAAGGACAGTACAAGAAACATTTTCTCGGGCTCAGCGACAACGTCACGTACTTCTCGGAGCAGATGGAGCCGGCCAAGGTGGGCACGTACTTCTATCGCATCACGTTCAAGCCATCCACCATCATCCCCTCCATCGACCTGCGATAGGAGAAACCGCATGACAGACCCACACGCATATCGCGACGCAATCAGCAAAGACTGCATCATCGGCACGCGCAGTCTGAACAACTGTCTCTTCCCGTACTGCGAGCAGGCGGGCACCCTGCGCAGGGCCGTCGACACTAGATGGCGCAGGCGCGAGAAGCGGCGCAACAACGCCGCGCTCGGCTTCGTGGTGTTCGGCCTCATGTTCTTCCTGTACGCGGTGTGGAGTGCGCTATCATGAGTCCATTTGTGCATATCATGAACATCGACGAGAAGATCATGGAGATACTGCGAAGCAAGACGAACTTCACATCTGTCTATATCGATGAGAGTCACATGATGAAGCCTGAGCAGTGGGGAAAGGTTGTCACGCTCGATCCATCCGAGTACCGGCACACGCCAACGGACGAGAAGCTGAGCAGCGACGAGCGAGAGGCAATGCTGCGTTGCCTCAACAAGAAACCCCGAACGGTGCCGTGGCCGGTGCTGAAGCGTCTGCGTGACAGGGGCCTCATTGATGCGAATGACAGCATCACCGCGCTCGGACGAAAGTTCTTCCGATGAAAGACGACGAAATCGTAGAGGTGCTCTATCACGGCGAGTTCTACATACCACGCGCGACGTTCGAGGAGCACCGCGAGGCGCTGCTTCGCATCACCAAGCTGCACGCGGTCACGATCCGCATAGTAGACGAGGACGAGACATGAGGCGCAAGACACGGCAGAAGGCAGACAACGGCCTGCGCCCCGAGATGCGCAATCACCTCAAGCCGCGAGGGTTCTGGATCACAACGGTTGAGACTGGTCTGGTCACGCAGGGTGTTCCGGACTTCAACTATCTTCACGATGGGGGAAACGAGGGATGGGTGGAGTGCAAGGCCACGAGCGGATACGCGGTGGTCTTCAAGCCGATGCAGGTCGGCTGGCATCAGCGACGCTACCGAATGGGCGGTAGAACGTGGATCGCCGTGCGACGACAGACGAAGGGCGGCCCTCGAAGCGGCCCTTCGGTCGATGAGCTCTACATGGTGCCCGGTTGTTTCGTCGTTGAGCTTCGCGACGACGGGCTGGAGTGTGGTCACGCGCGCTGCATGGGCGCTGGCGGCCCGGGCGGTTGGGACTGGAGCGAGGTGCAGCGGTTGCTATTGGGAAGGATCGTTCGCCGTGGATAAGCGAGACAGCAATCACCGCGAAGCGTATAAGAAACACAGACAACATGCGAAGGCGCGTGGTGTTGCATTTGAACTTGAATTTTGGGAATGGCTGCAGATATGGCAGGAAAGCGGTCATCTGCATGACCGAGGACCACGCAAGGGTCAATGGTGCATGGCGCGACACAATGACAGCGGCGCATATGCGGCGGGCAACGTGCGCATCGTACTCAATGGTACAAACGCCGCTGAGGCGGTCCGGGTGCGCGGGCTGCACCGCACAACCTAAGATGCGCCAATGGCGGCCCCGGGCGGCCCGGGCACCGTTTACAGGCACCCCTACGGCGGCCCAGCCCGCCCCGTACAGCGGCTTTTGCCCGCCCGGGCTACTAGGGTAGCCCCCAATACCCGCCAGCGCCTGCCCTGCCCGCCCCTGCCCTGCCCGCCCCTGCCCTGCCCTGCCATGGGCCAGCGCGGCCCGTACAGGCGGCCCCGGGTGCGGGGCTGGCAAGGCACCCGGGGCAACGCCTGCCCGCGCTGGCGGCCTTGGTGCGCAGGAGGCCCCACTCATCGGTGAGGCGCTGGCCTGTACCGCCCGCGCGTAGCTCTGGACACCACGCGCCGCGCGGCCACGTGCGCATCCAGAGGGTCTCTTGTTCATCGGCCTGCCCCGGGCAGGAGGTTAGTCACCCGGGACAGGCCCCGCGCTGACGATGCATGGTCGCCACGCGTACCACTGGAGCCAGCTGTCCCCCGACACCAACTCCAGAGGGTCTCTAGTTCTTCATTCTGAGGTACGACGCCAGCATGCGTCTCGCATCGTCCACCTTGGCGCAGCACACGTGAGCGAAGCACGGCGCGTTCATCGCGTCGCTCTCATATATCATCGACATCTCGCCGCCGTCGAAGCCCTCTTGGGCATCCTCGTGACAGCTAGAGCAGCATCGGCCCTCGATATCGTCGCAGGTTATCATCGGCTGTTCGCGTCCACCATGACCGCACACACGAAACGCATGTACTCCGCGGCCATGCGAGCGCGCGTGTCGGCGCTGCACTTGTCGAACGTCTTGTCGGCGAACGCCTTGCCCTTCGTCATGGCCTGCTCGGCCAGCGTGTGAGCAACCGCCTCGACGCGCGGCATGTTCTCGATTGTTAGAGCCATCGTCCGTCTCTCCTCACCTTGCGCTGGCGTGCGGCCAGCTCGCGTTCCCTGTTGATGCGCCAAGGGCACTCGCCATTGCACGTGCAGTCGTGACGACCGCCGCCGTAGGGGCAGCGTCGATTGGCGTAGCACTGTTCAGCGCTCATCGTGGCGGGCGGCCACTCCTGCTGATACAGGCGCTTGAAGTCGTCTTCGCTTCGGCTTGGCATAGAGCCTCCTCTTTCCTACGGTGAGCAGCCGCTGTTTCACCCTGATGAGCTGTCGCATGAGGCTGATCTCCTCGGCGAGCAGCTCGAGCATCTGCTTGTTCATGGTGCCCCCTCGAATATGAAGATGATGACGGCCACGGCTGTTGACACTGTCGCAATCAGCACCGCGAGCAGCACCATGTTCCGTGACTCGCGCTCCTGTGCTACCAGCGCATCCTCTCTCGATTCAATGTTCACCACCTGAACCCTCCCGTTGGTCCGCGCGCGTGCATGCGCTTGATTGCGTCGTACTGAGCCTGCGTGAGAAAGTCGTTCTTCTCATAGAACTCCCGTATGCTGGCAAGGAACATGAGAGTGCTGACATCGTGCCTGCGCTCACTGAGAGCATTGAGCATCGAAGCTATGTTCTCGTCGTACACCTTGGCCTTGTTCTCGGTGGGACGCTCCTGTGACTGGGGCTTGCCCCATCGACTGGTATCCCCCGTTCGTCGCTGGCTCGGAGGCTGGCGATAGTCGGGGGATAGCGGATTGGCCGCGCCTACGCGTGCGCCGATGATATCCTCCCATGTCTTGCCCTCGGCCTTCAGCATGCGATTGGCTAGGCGCAACGCGTTGAGCGCCTCGCCGTCGGAGCTGCTCTCGGTCATGCGCATGATCCTGACCAGCTTCGTCATGTCAATGGGCACCGTCTGACTCCCTCTTGTCGAGACCGGCCACGGACTTGGCCACGTCGTCAACGACCATGCCAACCCAGCATGTGAGACCGATGCGCCAGTCGATAGGCAGGGCGACGAGCCACGCCATGAACCATAGTGTCAGCAACCATATCAGGGCGCAGATGACATGCTTCTGGAAGCGATTCGTCATTGTTACCTCTTCTCGTAGGGCTTTATCGTGATGACAGTGATGAGCACGCGCTCCTCGCGCGTGAACGCATTGGCACGGTCGCGCAGCGCAAAGTCCTCGCCGCTGTACGTGGTGCCCTCGCGGCGAGAGGTCTTCCAACCGCGCCCCTCGCCGTTCTTGTAGAACCACTGACCATCGCGCGTGGTCTTCATCAGCATGTATCTCACGACAGTCTCCATCCCATCTTGCCGTAGTGCGAAGGTGCAAGGTGAAGAAGTTTGCGCTTCTGCTCGTCGTGAAACGCGGGATCGCCGAGCCACGCGGGCGGCTCCTCACCATGGTCGAGCATCCACGGTGTAACGCCGCGCTCGTCGATCCCGCGTCGCTTTCGCTCGTCGAGCGTGGCCTCGCAGAGGAACAGGAGCGAGCGCATGTGCCCGTCCCACGCGCCGATGTCGATATCGTACACACGCAGCGACAGCCGCCCGGGCACCGTCAGCGCGTGAATGGCGCTGCGTATCCAATTGCGCTGTAACCTGAGGTGCTCGTCGGTGAGGCACTTGGCCGAGCGGCGAAAGTCTGGATAGGGTAGGTAGATCGTCACGGCTCCATCCTCCCAGCCTTCGGCAACTCAACGTCCTCCCATCCGTTGAACCAGTCGTTCAACAGCTTGTGCGCAATGGACAGGTCGGGGATCTCGGACGACAGTGATTCGATCAGTGCGTCTTGGTCGCTCTGCTCGCCGGTCACAAACTCCTCGAAGGCGTGCAGCATGCCCATTCGCATGAGTGCGTAGAGCGCGTTCTCGCAGGTGACCAGCTTGTCCACACCGTATGCGTATGGCATGTCGAACTGCTCGAGGTTGATCTTGGCCTGCTCGTCTCCGACAGCGGCCGCGATGCGGTTCACGTGATGCGCGCCGTTGTCATGCTCGACCACGAGCATGGCCATGTGTGTCATCGGGAACGCGTGGCGAGTGATGGCGACCGGCTTGTCCTTGGGCAGCACCCGGAAGCTGTTGTCGTCACGCATTATCATGGTGTCGCCGACATGAACGACGAACGAGACGGTCAGCCCGTGATTGCCGCCATCGAAATCGTGAGGCGTGCCCTGATCGCAGATCGGATGCAGAAAGGCGTGCAGCTCGTCGGTCTTGACGCATGCCGCCGGCTCACCGTCGTCTTCGTGCAGTAGAAAGCTCTTCATGGTAGTCTCCACAGTTTTGAGGTTGATGATGGTCAGAAGTCTTCGCTGATTCGCGGCATGACCGTGCCGTTTGCGACCACGATGTTCATCTTCTCCCAGATGGCCCGGGCCATCTGGGAGAAGAT